CCCAATGAAATGGCTGGGCGGGAAGGTCCCAGACAGCCCGCGCTCGTTAGCGAGTATGATCCATTCGCCACTCAGAAGGGGGATTACAACCCCTTCCCGCTCCACCTCCAGTGAGGCACGCATGGCAAGCCCACTGTCAATGATCGCATCAGCCTTCACGCCAACAGCCGGGCTTAAAGCTGCCCTTGCCCCTGGCACGCCTGCGGGCGACAGTGTTCTTGGCAAGGCCATCTCGCAGGGCGTGACCGGCATTCCAGGCATAGACATCCTTGGCAAGGCTGTGGGCCAAACGCCAGCAGGAACAGAACCACCTGTTCGAGGCTCATTCCCTGTTCCACCCTCAGTTGGCTCATCCCCTATGGGGCCACCGCCTTCGGCAACTGGAGGCCCTGGTCCTTGGACAGGTGGGCTTGGCAACTTCACAGGTTTTATGACTGCTGGTAGAAAAACCCTCTTAGGAGGCTGACGTGGGCGATCCAATCAAGGCAATCACACGAATGTTCACCCCTCCAGGGACTGGTGGCCTTGAGGCGGCGCAGCAAGCGAACATGAGTGCTGCAGCGGCTCCACCGCCTATTGCTCCGCCGCCACCCCCTTCAGGTCCGCCTTCAATCTCAGGGCAAAGTGGCACCAAGCCCTCGGCCTCAACTTTCATAGGGACCAACCTGCCGATCAGGCCTGCGTTTGTCCCAGGAACTACAGGCGCAAGCAGCAAAGGGAAGAGCCTTCTAGGTCAGTAACATGCCTGAGGCGGCGGAAAAAGAGGGCGATGACTGGCTCAGCATTTTGGGCCGGAGCCTCTTTGGTGGAAAGAAGGAGGAGAAGAAGGCTCCGAAGGAGCCTGTGTTCAGAACTGAGCCGCCTACAGCAATTCAGCAAGAACCACCCTCGAAAGAGTATCCAGGCCCTGTAGAACTCGAGACTTCGAAAGCCGTGGAACAGTATTATGGAAACCCATTTGCTGCCTACTTTACTCCGGGTCTTGCGTCAACCAGAGTTGCCAAGTCCCACGCAGACACAGAGGCACTCTTCCAAAGTGGAATGCCAGTTGGAAAGATGGGCCTCGGACGAGCTGAAATGGTCGATCCTGAGCGTGCTGATCGTATTCATGCTGGTTGGCTTGCTGCTGAAAGGAGTCCTGTAGCAGCGATGGGCTTCGATCCAAGCAGGACTATCGAGAGCAGGAGCAAGCCAGGACAAGCCGTTGCTTGGTCTGGAGCCTATCAGCCTGCCGGTGACAGGATGTGGTACGACGCGAAAACACCTTTCACAATGGTTCATGAGTCTATGCATCGGGGAATTAGGAAGCTTGAGAAGGATGGCTTGCTTCCTCCAAACGTCGCGGCAGCTGTAGGTCAGATTGGATCGACCAGTAATGCTTTTTATCATGAGATGCTGGTACGAGCTTTGATGTCAAGGCACTTTGGCGATATTGAGATGGGCCTTGGAAAGGCAGGGGATCAACAGGTCAGAGATGCTCGGAATATAGTTCCCGAACATTATCTTGACGAGCTTGAGAACGTGGCGGCACAGTACCTCGCGAAGAAACATCCTGGAGGCCCACGATGAGCCCTGACGAGCCTGATGAGTACCATCATGGTTGTGGAAGTCCTCGCCAGTGCCAGATGGCTGAAGTGATGGCAGGCTATAAGGCAAGGGCCGCGGCTACTGGAAAATCTATGCCAAGCGAGATTGCAGAATTTGAGGGTCACTCAAAAAGCGAGGTCGGTCCTCTTCGAGAGAGGGCAAGGCCACGAAGGAGACGATAATGCCTGACGAACCAAAGTACTATAATCATGGCTGTGGCTCGGCTGCCGACTGCAATCTGGAGGCTGTTAAGCAGGGCTATGACGCTCTTCGGAAAGGGCTGTCACACACTGCAGAAGGTGCCAGGCAAAGGTCGATGGCAGAATTTGCGACTATGCGTGGTGATGTCGAGACCCCTCGTGCGGATAGCCCGAAAGGTGACTACGGGCAATGAGAGAACTTCGGCGAAACCTTGACGCTCGCGTCATCGGGCTGAGGACCGACCGCTACAGTTGGTGGGTCCACTGGAGAGAACTTGCCGATTACATCCTCCCGAGGAGGTACAAATGGCTCGTGACCCCGAACCAGTGGAACCGCGGTTCCCCCTTGAACCAGTTTATCGTGGACTCGACTGGTACGCTTGCTGCGAGGAACCTAGCATCTGGCATGATGGCAGGGATTACCTCCCCGACGAGACCCTGGTTTCGCTTAGGTATTCAAGGCTTCGAAGAAGCCGAAGAGTCCTCTCCGGTCAAGATTTGGCTGGAGGAAGTCCGTTTGAGGATGATGAAGATTTTTCAGGAGTCTAATTACTATTCTGCAAAGGCTGTTCAGTTCTTCGATCTCGTAGTATTCGGTTCGGCACCAATGCTGATCTACGAGGACTACGAGAATGTCATACGATGTTACAACCCTTGTGCTGGTGAGTATTACCTCGCTTCTTCTAATCGCCTTGCTATTGATAGCTTTTATCGTGAGTTCGTATTGACTGTCAAGCAAGTCGTGCAAGAATTTGGAGAGGAAAATGTCTCGCCAAGCGTCCTTGCAAGCTGGAAGAGTGCTCGATCGAACTGGACTCGAGAGATCAAAGTCCTCCACGCTATCGAGCCTAATATTGGAGATGCGGCTCAAGACGGCATACCGAGATACTTCCCCTATCGAGAAGTCTATTGGGAATGGGGCTCATCAGACCAATACATTCTCCGAGCCAGGGGCTTCTACGAGAACCCAGCCTCCTGCCCACGTTGGGACCTCGTCTCCAATGACGCCTATGGAAGAAGTCCAGCAATGGACGCCCTTGGAGATATCAAGCAACTCCAGCAGGAGACAAAGCGGAAGGCCCAGGCTATTGACAAGATGGTCAACCCTCCTCTGCTCGCGGACGTGCAGCTTAAGAACCAACCAGCCTCTGTCCTCCCAGGAGGGATCACCTACGTAACTCAGCTTGACGCTTCCAAGGGAATGAGGCCAGTTTACGAGGTTCAGCCTCGCATTCAAGAGATGATGCTTGATATCAAGGAGATACAAGAACGGATCAAGCAGATTTTCTTTAATGACTTGTTCTTGATGATTTCGCAGCTGGACACAGTTCGCACGGCAACTGAGATTGATGCGAGGAGGGAAGAGAAGCTGGTCATGCTTGGGCCAGTACTTGAGCGCTTCGAGAATGAAAGCCTGAGCCCCGACATCGACCGAGTCTTCAATATCATGCACAGGGCTCGGCTCCTGCCAGAGGCTCCCCAGGAGGTACAGGGCCGAGAAATTCAAGTTAACTACGTTTCGATGCTTGCTGAGGCCCAACGTGCTGCAAGTTCCGCTGGCATGGAAAGGCTCATGGCGCAGCTTGGAAACCTGAGCGCAGTTCGGCCAGAGGTCCTCGACAATATCGACTTCAACGAGTTTGCAAGGCAGTACGCTGACATCCTGCACGTTCCGCCGAAGCTGGTTGTGGACGCGAGGAAGGTCGAACAGATACAGGCGCAACGTGCTGCCGCAGCGCAACAGCAACAACAGCCTGCCCAAATCTCTGATCTTGCGAAGTCCGCGAAGGTGCTTTCTGATACTCAGGTTGGTGGTGGTCAGAATGCCCTTCAGCGGATGATGGGAGGCATTTGATGGCAGGCGATACTGATGAGCCAGAATTTGACCTCGAAGCGGAAGAAGACCGACCTGAAGATATTGGAGACGCTAGAGATGTCTCCGCTCGTAAGAAGAGAGCGGCGGCGGCTAGGGAGGCCTACCTTGAGACCCTTCGCACACTTATGGGAGGACCTGTTGGCAGGGCTTTCATCTTTGAAATCCTCAGTCGCTGCCATGTGGGCCAGAACCTTTTCAACCGAGACGCCCTTATTATGGCGCATAACTGCGGGGAGCATAATATTGGCAATAGCCTGCTTATTGATATTTCTGTTGCTTGCCCTGACAGTTACATGGTGATGATGAAGGAGAACCAAAATGGCTGAGGAACCTCTTGGCGAGCCCGGTAGTGAAACGACTGATCCTGCGCAGTTAGCAGCGAAGGCGTCTACTACTCCAGCACCTGCTGCGACTACACAGACTAATGGAGCCACAAAGACTTCCACTGAGACGGGGACTCCGCGCCATGCCGCAACCCTCCTCTCAACAAAGCACGAGGATGCGACTCCCGCTGCTGCGGTCGGCGCTCCTGAGAACTACAGCGATTTTAAGTATCCTGACGGTATGGAAGGCTACAAGGGCGATCAGCTCAACGCCATCCACAGCCTCTTCAAAGAGGGCAACTTATCTCAGGACTTAGCTCAGAAATTCGTTGACTTCCACAACGGAGAACTAGCCAAGGTGGGTAATGCCCATACCGAGGGCTGGGATGCAACTAACCAAGCGTGGAAAGATACGCTGAAGGCTGACAAGACAATCGGTTCAGGCACGGATAGTATCCTTAGGCCTGAGGTCTCGTCAGGTATCTCGAAGCTTATCGACTCCCACCTTGGTGGTGACGCTTTCAGAATTGCGATGGAACAGACAGGTGCTGGCAATCATCCAGATGTCGTAAGGGGCCTCTGGAAGATCGCTCAGAAGATGAACGAGGGAACTGCCGTGGAAGGCGGTCCTGCTCGGGAAGGGCCTCGACGCTCTATCGCTCAGCGAATGTATCCATCCCTAGTCCCAAAGGAGACATAGCATGGCAACTATCGGCAATCAGGTCTTGACCTTTGCCGACTGGGCCAAGAGAGTGGACGACGACTACCGCGTAGCGGCGATTGTCGAACTCCTGTCCCAGACGAACGAGATCATGGACGATATGCTAGTCATGGAGGCCAATCAACCGACTGGCCACAAGACTACAGTCCGAACTGGTCTCCCGGCAGCAACGTGGCGCTTGCTCAACTTCGGTATCCCGGTCGGCAAGTCTCACACAGCACAGATCATCGACACGATCGGGAACCTCGAAAGCGAAAGCCAGATCGACGTGGACCTTGCCGAGCTGAATGGCAACACGCCTGAGTTCCGGCTTTCAGAGGCTCGTGCCTTCCTCGAAGGCATGAACCAGCAAATGGCTCAGACGATCTTCTACGGCAACACTCTTGTTACCCCGGAGAGGTTCACTGGCCTGTCACCCAGGTACAACACGATCACCCCTGCGAATGCCCAGACCGCAGCGAACGTCGTCAACGCCGGAGGTACTGGCGCGGACAACACCTCGATCTGGATTATGACCTGGGGTGCAGACACCACTCACGGCATTTTCCCGAAAGGGAAGATCGGTGGGCTGCAGCACGAGGACAAGGGAAAGTGGCGAGTCTTCGACTCGAACAACAACCCTTACTACGCGTATGTAGACCACTTCAAGTGGGAGCTGGGGCTCTGCGTACGGGACTGGCGCTTTAATGCCAGGATCGCCAACATCGACGTGTCGGACCTGCAAACAGCGTCCGCCGCGAACCTGATCAACGCAATGGTCAGGGCAATGTATCGCATTCCTGTGATGCCTGCCCAAGCCACTGCGATCCAGACCTCAGACTCGGATCGTGTTCAAGAGAGCATGGGCCGAGTTGTGATCTACGCTAACCGCGTGATCAGGACCTACTTCGATCTGCAGGCCATGAACAAGACCAACGTGCTGCTCCGCTTGGAGGAGTTCATGGGCAAGGTCGTGACTACCTTTAGGGGTATTCCGATCAGGACCTGCGATCAAATTCTCAACACTGAAGCAGCGCTGGTCTAAGGAGGCCCCATGATCCTTGACAGACAGAATAGGTTTTCCGGTGGGCAGTCCCTGATCTCAGGTGTGGCGGTAGTTCCGTCAACTGATATCATCGACCTGCACTTGCTCACCGGCACAGCCTGGAACCCGCCGAGCCCCTTGGCAGCGGGTCAAGGCATTCGCGATATCGGCATCGGAGATACTCCGGCGCTGAAGGTCTACGCAGCCATCAATACGGCTGTCGTCGGCGCGGGCGCAAGCTTGCAAGTCCTCGCACAGGGTGCTCCGGATGATGGTACTGGTGCTCCTGGCACTTGGACTACTTACGTGGCGGGTCCTACGATCGCTGTGGCGCAGTTGATCGCAGGGGCAAGGCTGCTCGACATCGACTGGCCTCGTCCTCCGGCAGGTATCAGCCTTCCTCGCTTCATTAGGCTGGCCTACAACATCACTGGCGCTGGCATCACAGCCGGAACCGTTGATGGCTACCTTGTCCTCGATCGACAAGATCAGATCGTGTCCGCGGCTGGCTTCCAGTCCGGCTACGTCCCTGGCATTGTCGTGAACAACTAGGAGGGACCAATGGCAGAGGAAGTAAAAGACCCGTTGGCCCCTGAGCCAGTGAAGATGAGTGGGAAGTCCTTCGTGACTCTCGCTCGTTGGGTCATCCCTGGGCCAAGTCCTGGCCTTGTGGAGGCTGGCACCTACGTTGGCAAGGGCACTCCCTATCCGGTTCCAGAGTCAATGGAACCGAAGGAAGGCAAGCCCTCGGTCTTGAAGGAGGCTCCGCTTCCGCCTTCGAAAGATGCGCCAAAGGCTGAAGCTCATCCTGCTCCTCAGCAGGAGGAACACCCAGCTCCCAAAAGGCGCTGAACCTGGGAGGGGTTTCGGCCCCTCCTTCACCGACGTTGTAGGGAGGATACGATGAAGTTCCGCCTTAAGTCCGCGCACTACTCAGACGAACTCAGCCTCTTGCTGCCGATGGATACTGTCATCGAGACAGCTGTGGTTGAGAAAGAGCCTGGCCGTAAGGGCAAGGTTATCGTGAAAAAGATGGGCAAGGTTATCCTCCCTCATCCTATCGTTGATAAGAATTATCCAGCTCGCCCCGGCATTCCGCAGACTGCGACGGTTAACGAACTCGAGACTTCGTGGGCTGGGCCTCCCTCGATCGAGATGGAAGGCCTGGACGCTGAGTCTATCGCAGCCTGCGAGAAACGTGCCTCAACCTATATGTCCATCAACGACCTTCCAATCACTCCAGTTCAGGCGGTGTGACCATGTGGAAAGCTCTCACGTTAGCATTCTTGCTGGCCCTGCTTTCGTGCGAGCCAGTAAAGACTCAGCCCTTTATTGGGCCAAGCCCTGTCATCTGCCAGTCCTTCATCGCAGCGACTGCTGCTACTACAGCGATGGTAAGAATTCTCCAGGCAGTCGCTGGCAAGGTCACCTATCTCTGTGGCTGGAACGCCAGCGATAGTGGTGCGGGCGCTGGAGCCTTTACATTGTCCTATGGGACTGGAACCAACTGCGCGACTGGCACAGTCCAGATTGGTAGTACTATCGCTCTGGCTGCCAACGGCTTTGCAGCCGATCATCGAACCTATGCTTGGGCGGCTTTGCCTCCAGGTGCTGATGTTTGTTGGACAGTTACAGGCACCGGTCAAATCGGCCTTACCTTGTACTATGGGCAGTATGGACCATGAACATCTACGATAACGTCATTGGCAAGCCTATTCGATCGCATCGCAGCTATGCGGGGCCGACACTTGGCTGGATTGAGGTGCCGATCTTTCAGGATAAAATCCTGACTAACTCGAATAGACCCACTTACAGGATACAACCCTGGGACTCAGTGCTATTGCTTCGGCTTGGCCTTGGAGGCAATTTGAGTATTCTCCTTCCACCCGCGAGGCGCTGGTACAACAAGGACTACGGTTCCTTCTCTATTTACATTAAGGACATCTTCGGAATTATCAACCCTACAACCAATTCAGTTACTATCCAAGTTGACCCTGAAGGCGGCCCTGCCGAGGATATTGACGGGATTGATATCTACACTATGATCTCACCTTATGCCAGCACAATGCTGCGACCAAGGAGTGACCTCAGTGGATGGTATAGTCTCTAGCGGTGCAGGCAATCCTGCGCAACATGGAGTACTTGTCAGCGCTGGGCCTGGAACCTACGGCAATCATGCTATAGTTCCGGGACCGGCTGGAACCGTTTTCACGAGTGCTGGTCCTGGTGCCGATCCAATCTGGACTACGATTACGAGTCCTTCGAGCCTGCCCGAGGCTCCGAACGATACTCACATCTATGGCCGTGGACAGCTTGCTTGGCAACCCCTTGACAGTTTCTTCTACTCTATCAATGGAGGAACTGTTTTTGGCACCGTAGCTATTCACTCGCCCGCGCCAGCTTTGGTCCTAATTACGACCGCTGACAACCAGCCAGTTGTCCTTGCTGGCACCGATGAGAACCAAGTCACTCGTTGGGCTATCTTCCTTAATGACGCTTCTCCTGAGACAGGCGGAAACACCGGCAGCGACTTTGCTATTGCTCGTTATACAGATGCTGGCGCTTTTATTGATACTCCATTCAAGATACACAGACAGAACGGCGTAATCTCTGTTAACATGCACATGCTTGATACTTCAGCAGCTGCATTCAGCAATCCTCAGCAGCTTGTAACAAAAGCCTATGTTGATAACGCTGTCAGTGGCGGAGGTGCTTTCCTTCCTATCACTGGAGGCACGTTAACAGGTGACTTGACAATCACAGCTAATAATCCTGCTCTTCGCCTGAACAGCACCGGTGGCAGCCAAGACTTTATCGTCTTGGGTCACAATGGACTTGTTCGCTGGTCCATTATGACACAGACTGCAGAGACTGGAAGCAACACTGGTTCCGACCTAGGCATTACTCGTTTTAATGATGCTGGTAGTGGCATTGAGACTTCTCTTATCATGTCACGAGCCACTGGCCAGATAACGCTCCTTCAGCCACTCAATCTCCCAGGCGATCCAACGCAGCCGCTGCAAGCAGCCACGAAGGCCTACGTCGATGCTCATTCTGGAGGTGGTGGGAACGTCTCTAGCTCTGGAGGTCCTACCAACGGCCAGATTGCTCAATGGGTAGATGCTACACACATTCAAGGCATTGCAATAGGCAGCCTTGGTTATCAACCGCTCGATGCAACCTTGACCGCACTGGCAGGGATTACCACAGGTGCCAACCTCGTCCCGATCTTTACTGGAGTCGATGTAGCCTCACAGATCACAGTGACGCCTTTCGCGCAGACGTTCCTTGACGACGCGAATGGTGCTGCTGTTTGCACGACGATCGGAGCACAGCCGCTCAACGCGAACCTAACTTCATTGTCAGCTGCAGCTGCTACCAACTTCATATACTATCGTGGCGTAGGCGGAACTTGGAGTCCAGTTACGATAGGCTCTGGACTTACATTTGCCACTGGTACTCTTTCTGCCACAGGTGGAGGCGGTGGCATTGCAGATGCTCCTAGCGACGGCGTTCGCTATGTTCGGCAGAATGCTGCATGGGTAAGTGGTGACGCTCAATACGTTGCCAGGGCTGGCGACACGATGAATGGAGACCTTACTATCAGTAAGGCTTCTCCATCACTTAGGCTATTGCCAAGCTTAGGAACTGTTGCTCGAATTTTGGGTGTTAATGCTTCTAACATAGCTCGTTGGACTATTAACGTTAACGATGGAACTAGCGAGACTGGAAGTAATGTTGGAGCCAATTTCAGTCTTACTCGTTTCAATGATGCTGGAACAGCCATTGATAATCCACTGACCATTCAGCGAAACACTGGGCAAGTCACTTTAACTCAAGCCTTGAACCTTCCAGCTGATCCTACGACAGCACTGCAAGCAGCGACTAAGCAGTATGTCGATAGCAAGATCGTTGCTGGTGGCGATGCGTTCCTAGGAAACACCCAGACATTTACTGGCGTAAATACCTTCTCTGGAACTTCAACGCTCTTTACAGGTACTCAGGTAGTTGTAGGCAATACTGCTATCGTTAGCGGTGATACCTCAAGGCTTTCTATTCATGGAGTGTCGGGTAATCCTCCTTTTGCTATTAATGAGTGGTCACCCGATGCACTTGGGGCAGGAATAAACTTTAACAAGTCTAGAGGAGTCACTGTTGGTTCACATGTTGCTGCACAGAGCTTAGATGCTGTTGGTGCTTTTCGCTTTCAGGCGTCAGATGGAACTGCGTTTAGGTTAGGTGCTATAATCGAAGCTGATGTTACTGGTGCTCCTGGCGCTACAGCAGCACCAATGCAACTTCTCTTTTCTACCTCGCCTAATAGTAGTACATCACCAACAGCCCGGATGGTCATTAGGCAAGATGGGATTGTTGTTGTTGGTAATACAATTGGTACTCAAGGTGCTGGTGGGCTCATACAAGCTCATGGAATTATTGCTCAGTATCAGTGGTCTGCCGATACAGGCCCTACGTACCATCGCTTCATTAAGTCGAAGTCGGCGACTATAGGTACCTTATCTGATGTTGCCGATGGGGATAGTGTAGGGTATATAGAATTCTATGGTGCTTTTGGTGGGGCCGTTCGCCTCGGCGCAGCAATTCAGTCTTTTGTACGTGGTACTCCAACTGGCTCTATCGTCCCTATGGCTTATGGCTTTCAGACTACTAGCCCAGCCGGTACATTTGCTCGAAGGCTGACGATTGACTCAAGTGGCTCCGTAGTTATTGGCCCTATGCCATTTGCGTTGAGTAATGGTCTATTTGAAATCAACAACGAAGCTGCAATGAACGTGGCTGGCGTCTATTGGAACAAGTGGAGCAACGATGCAACTGGTCAAGAGCTAACGCTACAGAAGAGCCGTGGGACTGCTTCGAATATCTTTACTACAGTGCAGGGTGGTGACATACTAAGCCAGATCGTTACTCTCGGCGCTTACGGCTCTGGAATGGCTACTGGATCAATTCTACGCACAACTGTTTCTGGTGCTATTACTGCCACTGGCATAACTACTACTTTCTCGTTGTTTGTTGGAGATAGCGTTGGTGGCGCTATAAATACGCTTAATTCATCTGCTGCCGGTGGGACGCAGATTAAGGGAACGGCAGCGGCCGACAATGCCGCTGCTGGCTTCGTTGGTGAGTACCCAACACCGACAGCGTTCAACAGTGTTATAGTCGCTTCCGGCCCGGCTCTTAATGTGGCTAACATTAGCTTAACGGCTGGAGATTGGGAAGTTTGGACACAGGGGACTATGACAGCAAGTGCTGTAACGGCAGCGTCGATTGGTCTCAACATTGTTCCTGCCACCCTTCCAAGTGGTTCTGGTCAGGCGCCTAACGTTAATATAGCAGCTGGCATAGGTGTTTTCTGTGCTGTACGCTCTCGTATGAGTTTGTCAAGTACGACGACCGTTTATTTTGTAGCGCAACATACTGCTGGGAACCTCACCTTTATAGGCGCCATCTTTGCAAGGAGAGTACGATGAAAATCTCAGTTCAAGAAGCAATCAATATGCTTCAGGCCGTTGGCCAACTTGACAGTTATAAAGATGGCGAGAAGGTATTGCTCTATAAATATGATGCTCGAACCCGTCTTATTCTTGCTGGCATTCGGCGAAAGCTTCGAGTGGTTCAAGAGGACTATACTGAAGCGAGGAATAAACTGATCGACGAGGTGAGTGAGGGCAAGGGTATTCCGCCTATCAATGGTGATCTTACCACTCTTGTCATGCACAACAAGTTTGCAAGGGGCGATATCTGCCTGCTCAAATCGGAGATCGACCTTGATATCGAGCCGATGGAGGCTGATGTTCTCAAGCTTGACGAGAACCCAATTCCTGCTGGAGTCCTCGATGGGCTTGGCAGTTTGCTTAAAATCTAGGAGGCTGAAATGGCACTGACCTACCTTGAGACATCTGCCCTGATGAACGATGGGGACTTCAAGAGCCGAACGAAAGTGGCTTGCATGAAGTTTGCAAGCTACATCGAAGGTGAGGCCTCTAACGTCCCAGCCCATAATACCCGCATGAGATGGGCTACGCAGACAATGGCCTCGCCGGACACTTCTGCTTCGCAGATCATGCCCATGTTGGTAATGGACCCACAGGTTCAGGAACAGGGCAAGGACATTGACGACGCCACGCTGCAAACGGCAGTCGAGACTTGCGTCAATTCACTGATCTAGGAGGCGACGATGCCACTGAAAGAGGGAAAATCGAAGAAGGTCATATCCGAGAACATCTCGGAGCTTCGACATTCAGGGCGACCGCAGAAGCAGGCTATTGCCATTGCCATGAGTAAGGCTGGCAAGAGCAAGAAGAAATCTCACGCCGATGCTCTCTATGGCCATCTGAGGAAGTGACATGCCTGCCCTCACTGACATTGACGTTGCCAATCAAAGTCTGGCAATGATCTCGGCTCGTAATACGATTGCGAGCTTTACAGAGAACACGGTTGAGGCTAAGAACGTCAAGATATTCTATAATCGCATTCGCGATCAAGTTATGACTATGGCTTGGTGGAACTTTGCAAGGCGAACAGACGTTCTTCAATTATTTAAAGCAGCTCCCGGAACTCCAGAGAACCCTGGAATGCAGGTGCCCTGGACGACAGATGATCCAGCGCCGCCGTGGCTTTATGAGTATCGCTATCCTTTGGATTGCTTGCTGTTTCGCTACATAACCTTCAGGCCGAACTCGCTCCCGACTCAGACAACTCCGCCGATCAGCAGTACTATCCTTAGCAGCGATAGCTGGTGGCCTGGGCCTCCTCAGAAGTTCATTGTAGCTAATGACTTCGCTGAGGACGATATCACTAATATCTTTCAGTCTTTTCCGGCGCTGGTCGATACCCAAACCAACCCTGCGAAGTTTCGGCAAGGAGACTTATTTACGATTACTGGCCTTACGCCTCCTGGAATGCAGGAGCTTGAGGGTAAGGACTTTAGAGCAATGACAGTAATTGACAATCATGTTCAGCTCATGGACCCTGTTACCCTTGCGCCTATCAACAGCACTGGCTTCGGCGCCTACAGTGGCGGCGGCCACATACGTTCTGCTGGTTTCAAGGTAATCCTGACAAATACCACACAGGCCCTTGGCTGTTACACAGCCAGGATCGACGATCCTAATGTCTGGCCAGCCGAGTTCTATAACTGCTTTGCAACTGCCCTCGCAGCCTTTCTCGCTTTCCCAATCAGTGGGAAACTTGATCTTAAGACTAATCTTCTTCAAGAAGCTAATGGCATGATTATCGAGGCTCGAAGAACTGATGGCAACGAGGGAATAACTAATCAGGATGTCATCCCTGATTGGATCAGGGTTCGTGGGCTACAGTATCAGGACTGGTGGGGTTCTGGAGGAGTTGGGTGGGATCAGGGTGCTTACACATCCTATCCTCCACTGTTTTCGGTCTCGTAAATGCCTGACATTATTCAACCAGCATTTAGCTCTGGCGAACTCACTCCGCGAATGTATGCGAGAGTGGACTACGCCAAGTATCATACTGGCGCGGCGCTGCTTGAGAACTTCTACGTTGACTATCGAGGTGGTGTTAACAACAGGGAAGGAAGTCAATTAGTCACTGAGAGCCTTGCACAGAACAACTTGCCTGTCAGGCTAATTCCCTATATTGTAGACGTACATACGAACTATGTTCTTGAGTTTACTCAGAGCAATATTCGTATTATTCAGGCCGGACAGCCTGTCTCACCTTTTGTTGGATTGGTCTCAAGTATCACCAACGCTCAGCCTCCAGTAGTCACGTTCACCGGGCCTCATAACCTTGTGTCAGGTGATTATATTAAATTTGTAGGCGTTGGAGGAATGACAGAACTCAATACAGGGGTTTGGTTCTTTGCAAATGTTATTAGCCCGACACAACTTCAGCTGTTCCTTAATTCCACTGGAGCAGTTAACGGAACTGTTATGGGAACCTTCACTGGTGGAGGTCAAGTCTTTAAGGTTCTTCGACTTACCACGCCGTACATTCCCTCTGATATCGTTTCCTTTAAGTATGATCAGACTGGTCAGGTTGGCGATCTCGGCAACGTGATGACTATTACGGTTTCGAGTAACACTCCACATTTGCTCAGGAGAATAACCCATACCAACTGGACTCTCTTGCCAGCGACCATAGGCTCCTCTATTGGTCCGCCTTCGGGCGTTTTCGTAAGCCAGCAACCGCCAACGGCTCCAGCAGGTAATGCCTACTACGCTGCGACAGCTGTCGATGCCTCAGGCGGTGAGAGCATTTCAAGTTGGTCAGCCACAGGCCCTGCTGGCATAACTGTGGACTTCTCACAGTCGATTGTTCAGGTTCAGTGGAACCCTGTCGCAGGGGCTGCCTACTACAACATCTATGCTCAGAAAGCTCCAGCTGGTTTGCCAGATGCGACCTTTGGCGTTTTCGGCTTTATCGGTTCCTCGATAGGAACCTTCTTCGATGATACTGGTATCATTCCAGACTCCTCGTTTACACCAGTCCTGAACGATATTAATCCTTTCGCCTTCAACGGCTTCCCGAACTGTTGCGCCTACTTCCAGCAGCGACATTGTTTTGCTGGCTTCGCCTTCAACCCACAAGGGATTGAGTTCACGAAGATCAAGGACTATTTCAACTTCAATTACTCCTTGCCGATTAAGGACGATGACGCGATCAGTATCGTGCTGGTCTCCAATCAGGTGAATATCGTCCAGCACTTGCTGTCGATGCCGAATGGCTTGATCGCCTTGACTGAGTATGGCGCTTGGCAAATCTCAGGTAGTGGCACGATTAATGCTCCAATCACGCCTACAAGCATTGTTGCGACCGCGCAAAGCTATGTTGGCATTTCACCTAACATAGCTCCAATCGTTATTAACTACGATATTTGCTATATCTCAGCCCGCGGGAATACTGTTCGAGACCTTGCTTACAACTTTTATACTCAGATTTACACAGGCACTGATATCTCAATTCTCTCAAGCCATCTTCTTGACGGCTTCACAGTTAAGGATTGGTGCTATTCTGATACCCCTAATAAGCTCATTTGGATGATGAGGGATGATGGCGTTGCAATCTCAGTTGCATTTATGAAGGAGCAGGAGATCAATGGCTGGTCACATCATACAACTTATGGAAAGTATAAGGCTTGTTGCTCCATTGTCGAGGGCGATCATGACGTAGTTTACTTCGTTGTGTCAAGACCTACTCCAGGGCCTTTTGGCGAGACTATGTTCATCGAGCGACAGATTGATAGGGCTGCCAAGGTCTTCCAAGACTGTTCAACTCAGTTCATTAGCAATACTTCAATCACGAAGTTTTATGCTCCACAGTTTGCTAATCAGCCTGTGAGGGCTTTCGTTAATACTCCTACAGCCGTTACTCAGTTCTACGATCTCACAGCTGACGTTAATGGTTTCGTAACTTTCCCTGTCCCAGTTCTCAATGGTTGGTTAGGCTATTCGTACATCAGCACTTTGCAGAGCCTTCGCCTTGACCTCGGCGACCCAACACAGCAAGGCAAGCGTAAGAACGTCACCTCGATGACGGTCAGGTTCTATCGGACTGATGGTGCTGAGCTTGGTCCAAGCATGGATGACCTCCAGCCCTGGAACCCGGACGTTCTGAAGATCGGCGGAACCTTCGAGGACTTCGGGACAATCAGGCAATTCACTGGTGATTACTACGTTAACATGGGTGGAGGCTGGCAGACGGAAGGTCAGATCTTCATCGAACAGAAGATGTCAAAGCCTTGTACTATCCTCGGTATCATTCCAGATATCGTGCCTGGAGATACTGTGCGATGATCAGGGTAATACCATCAAGGCCAGGAGATGTTCAACGGGTACTCGAGGGCGCAGAGACTTTCAATCCGAAGGACCTTCAGGAATGCCAGAGCCCGGAGGCGACGCTCGATGAAGCCGTCTCTAAGAGTGAAAGGACTTGGGTTGTTGTCTCAGGCGAAGATGTTGTCGCACTTGTCGGCGTGTACCCGCGCGAGGATGGAGGGGCATTTTTCTGGCTTATGCGAAACAATAAGCTTCAGCAATATCCGTATTCCTTTACGAAGAGAACAAGAACCTTTTTCATGGACCTTCTTAAGGATTATTCTTATATCACTGCTGTCGTTAATATCCATCATGCTAAGTCTATTCGTTGGCTAAGGTGGCTTGGGTTCGAGTTTGCTGATATGTTCCCAAGTGATGACGGGAAAGCGCACTACTACAACGCTTGGATTAGAGGTGGCAAATGGCAGACCCTATCACGCTGATGGCAGTCGCTAGTGTTGGTGGCTCAATTGCTAGTGGCGTTATGGGTGCTGTTAGCGCCAAGACCAAGGCTAACGCCGAAGCTACTATGGCTATTCGGCAAGGCAAGGCGCAGGCGCAACAGTATCAGGCCTCGGCGAACCTGTCTGAGTATCAAGCAAAGGTTGCGGAGCAGAATGCTCAGATAGCAAAGGAGAATGCTCAGTATGAACTGGATGCTGGTGGTGTTCAGGCTGAAGCAGCGTTGCTTAAGATCGGCAAAACGATATCTACTCAGAAGGCAGGCTTTGCAGCTGCTGGCGTTGATGTAGGCTCTGGAACGGTCAAGGCAGTTGCGGCTTCGACAAGGATGCTGGGTGATCTCGATGTTATGACTATTATCAATAATGCGAATAGGAAGGCTTTTGGCTATCAAGTTGATGCCTACAATTTCATGAATGATGCTACGTTGAAAATGACAGCGGCTGGATATTCGAGGCAAGCTGCGGGGATCGCAGAGACATCTGGTGCAACGGCGGCTGATCTTGCTCAAACGGCAGGGAATATCTCGGCAATCTCCTCTGTCGTCAGTAGTGCAAGTTCAGTATCGGACAAGTATATAAGCTTCAGCGATAAAGGTATCTTCCCTAAATCGTGGAGCTGATATATACATTCGTTGAACGAAGGTATATACTATGGCTCGTGTTCCAATACCAGAGATCGAAGGCCCCTCAGTAATGCCGGGTGGCATTCCTCAGCCTTATCTCAAGGTCAATGTAGGCCCTGAGGCCTTTGGCGCTCAAGTTGGTCAAGCCGCCGAACGAGGGGCTGGCGTCATTGGAAGGGCTGAACTCCAGAAAGGTGAGGCTATTGGTCAGCTTGGCAGGTCAACTGAGCAGTTTGGTGACGTGCTGGCCAAGCACGCGATCAGGATGCAGACTGAGTTGATTGACGCTGATGCTGATGAGAAGTTCCTTGCCGCGACGATGAAGCTTGGAGAACTTGAGGCTTGGCATAGGTCTCTCGAGGGTAAGGCCGCACTTGATGCTATGCCCGAGTTTAATCAGAAAGCTTTGGCAATTAGAGAGCAGTACAGGAACTCTATTGCTACTTCGGCTGGGCAGAGGAAGTTTGACCAAGAGTTCTCTCGTCGGCTTGGCTATACTATTGTTAATGGGGGTATCTACTCTGCAGGGCAGTTCAAGGAGTATAGAGATAAACTTGGCAAGGCTTCAGTAGCGCAGGATCAGAACACCTTCGCCAACGGCCCTCCAAGGTCGGATACTCAGACGACTACTGACCTTGATGAGATAGCAAAGAAAGCTCGCACGAACGTTTTCAAGGAAGGTGGCTCGGAGGAACAGGCTGAGATTGCTGCAAGTGTTGCGGTAAGTAATGCTATGATGCATCGAGTTGAGAAGATGGTGGCTGAGAACAGGCCCCAGGATGCACAGGAGTTTTTGCAGAAGTTTGGTCACTTGATGACTGATCCGAACCTGTACTCTCGAGCGACAAATCTGACCAAGAATGGTATGTATGACTATGCTTCGAGACAGGTCTCCGATCAAGTCAATATGGACTTCAGGAAGAAGGACCCCGCTGATCCAGGCTATATGGATGCTAAGATTAAAAGAGCACAAGAGCTTGCTGAGGCACTCAAGCCAGGAGACGCGAAGTTTGCCGACTTGGTTGTGAGTAGAGTAAGAACTGATATAAGCATTGATAAGCAGACACGTGCTGATAATATCAATGCCCTTTCACTCACCTTGAAAACAGCAATCCAACGCGAGGTCAAGAGTCAAGATGGTGGGACGAGACTTCTTTATGATAAGAGTCAATTCACTCCAGAAGAGCGACTGGCATACGAACGCCTTGGCACACTCGATCCCGGTCTGCAAAGAACAATCGACAAGGCGATGAAGCAGAATGCTATCTTCGGTAAGGAGTGGACTGATGAGATGAGGGCTGAGTACTACAAATGGGCAGAGATTGGCAACAGGGCTCTTGCTGGTGATCCGGCGGCAAGGGATCAGTTTATCAAATTGGTTCCTCAGTCCCTTGAAATCCCTCAAAGCGGCAACCCTGGCGGCATTCACGCACTATGGACGCTGCAACAGAGGGTTTTGAGCAATGTCCCTGACACCCATGTTCAGCATGTTATGGGTGTTATGAAGCATATGATAAGGGATGCTGAGCTTAGTCAAGCAGATCAAGCCAAACTGCAGGTTGATCTCGTCGAGGCTGTTAAGAGGTTCCAGGCTGAAAATCAGGGAAAGAGACCTAATGATGAACAGATAATTGATATGGGCAAGAGAATGCTTCGTGGTGAGTTTGGAGATAAGTGGACTTGGAACCCAAGGTCTTGGTTTGGCCCAGGAACTCGGCTCTTTCAGAGGGAGGTGCCGTCGGCGGAGAAGCCTAAGATCATTGAGAGCCTTAAGAGGCAGAATGCTATTAGGGGTGGAAATCCTGATTATGAGCCAGATGCTGATGAAATTCAAAAGACCTATACGCATCAGTTGTACCTACAGGAGAAAAGGTAAGTGCCAGATCTCACCTACGATGATGCAGCAGGGGGTATACTAGGAGCGCCTCGCCAAAAGACGATCCAAGGCGCAAGTGAGAGCCCTGACCAAACTGCAGAAGCTGCTTCTATTGCAGTTGATTTCAAACTGCCATTGTCAGTTATTCAGAATGATCTTGAGTATTATAGGCAAGAGGCTCTGAAGGCGAAGAATTTAGCTGTCATCGACAACAATAAGAACGTAAGAAACTACGTTGACAACTATCCACCAGCAGCATCAGTCTCTAATGATGATATGCTTAAGCTAGCCCGCGCGTCGCAAGTCGCTGGCGCGGTTGGGAAGGTTCTTGAGTTTTGGAAGGCTGGTTGGGATGCAGTAACGAGCGAGCACGCGGTTGAGGCCTTCTATAAGGGAGGTGGCTTCACCGAAGACCCTATTGGTATTGATCCAGAGAATATGCTGAAGTATCCACTTCTCTGGCCAATTCAGCTTATGGTCGCTGCTCCACTTGATTTTGCCATGCGAGCGCCTTTTGGTGCCCTTGGCTTCGTTGCTGGAACAGCATCGGAAACGATGAAGAACCTTGGATTTGACAATACAACAGCGAGAAGGATTGAAAGAGAGTTCTTCCAAGTTGGGCAAGCCTTTCTTATGGAAGGTGGTCGGCTGGAGATGCAGCGGCCGCAAACAGGGCTGACGCTTCCACAGCAAGTGACGACTGGAAAGGAGGTCCTCCTTCGACAGAAAGAGGAGGCTAGAGGGATAGTTGTCCAGCCGACTCCAGAGAACATGATCGCTGCTGGCTATCGAGTTCGAGAGAACTATAATGGTCAGCCTCCAGTTGGCGCGCATCCAGTTACTGACCTCGAGAAGATCACTCATGCTAATGTCGATCGACAGGCGCTAAGTGCGTTAAGTGAGATTGTCGAGACGACTAAGACTAAGGAACGATCGCCAGAGGCTATGGAACAGTTCCTTAATACTCAATTTGATGGAGTGGTACTTGGAGTCAAGCCGAAAGAGTTGAACAAGGTCCTTGACCAGATCGAGGACCCTGCTCTTCAACAGATGATAGGTCAGCAAATTGGTGAGGCCTTAACCACTGGACAGGACGTTAAGATACCCTTGTCAAGCCTCTTCGCCAGGACTAAGCCAGAGACCCGCGAGGCTCTGCTCGATCATATCAGAACTGATCCGAATGCAATGACAGTGGCGGAAGCCGCCGAGCATGGTGCTGATATCGTCGATCATCCTGCGAGGTTTAGGCAAGTTCCTTTTGAGGGTGAGCCAGCAGGTTCTCTTCGAGAGATGTATGGAAGGCAAATTACTGAGACTGACACAGCGATCAAGCAAGCTGAAGAAAGGATTAAGACAGCAGGAGAAGCCGAAGTCGATCAACTGACTCAGGACGTGCAGCAACTCAAGGAGCAAAGAGCAGCACTCCAAACCGAACTCGAGAGGATCAGCGCCCCACCAAAGGCTGAAATCCGTTTTGAGGACGGAATGTATAATATCTACCTGAATGATGCCCTTGAGAATGGCTTTGGCACGCGGAAGGATGCTGAGAACTACCTTTCAAACTATCATCCAAATGCCTATCAGACTGTGTTGAATGACAATATAGCGACTGAGCGGAACGTCATGGCTCTCGATCCCCTCTTTGTAGGGGAGGAAGAAAGGCCGCTTCCAGCGCCTACGGCGGCAAAGACTACAGTTGAGAAACGTGGCGAGGATAGTTACTTCATTCGATCAACAGGTGATCCTTCGGACTTGCTCTCAATCTTTGATGATCCTGAGGCTGTTAAGATTAGTGTTGCTACAGTTGGGAGGCAGACTAGAGGTAAAGGCATTGGAACAGCACTTTACGAGGCCGCAGCTCAGTTCGCGGCTGAGCGAGGCAAGCCACTTCGTTCTGATATGTCAGTCAGCAAGGATGCTGTTCGAGTATATGAGAAGCTCAAGAAGCTCGGTTATGAGGTAACTGAAGCACCTGACGGTACTACAAGCAAGTCAGGCAAGACCAATGCTACAGCGGGCTACGTTTACGAAGTTCGTATGCCACCTGAGAAGGCTGCGACTGTTGAGGCTCCTGCGAAAACTGTAGTGGCCAAGGCCCGCGAGACTCACTTTGGTATGTCCGCAAGGGAGCACGCGGCCTATCTCAAGGATGTTGCAGAACAGCAGAAGGCTGAGGAAGAGGCCGTTTTCGCTGCCGCACATAAGGCTGCTGAGCGTCGGCAAACTCGAGAATGGAAAGAGAATGAGAAGCAGACAAGAGAAGAGGCTGCTGTTGATCTTCGCTATGGCCGTTTTCTTGCTGATGATTTCTTTAGAACTGACAGGCTGCCAAATGCCGCTGAGAGAACTCCGATGAAGCTCAGCGCTGAGGCGCTGGATGACAACTATGGCAAGGGGACTTCTGAGCAGGTTCCAAGCTACGCCGTGACTAAGAAAGGAGGCAAGAGCGCTGATGAGGTCGCGAAGGCCCTTGGCAAGGAGTCAGGGCAAGCGATGGTCGAGGAGCTTGTTCTCCTTGAGAAAGAGCGGCGTGAAAGCAAGATGAAGGCTGGCACGTTCCGTGAGGAGGCCATTCGGAAAGAAACTGAAAAGAGGATGACTGAGCAGTACGGGAACTTGAAAGAGAATATCAGGATGGAGGCCATTGAGGCCTTGCTGAACGATATTCAGGAGAGTCGGCTGCATAAGGAAATTCAGGCTATTGCTGCTCAGGTTGGCAAGGAGTCCCCTTGGACGAAGGCCGAACTGCAAAGGATGGCTGCAGACTCCTTCGATAAGAGAATAATGAATGATGCGAGTGTCTTTAGGGATTTTCAAAGGGCTACGGGCGAAAGTGGGAGGGAGGCTGAAAGGGCCTTACGGACTGGTGATGTTGAGGGCGCACTCGTCGCGAAGATGCAGCAGTTCATTAACATGCTTCATGCTCGCGAGGCATTCAAGCTTCAGAAGGAGCTACAGTCCTTTAATAGGATAATAACGAGATTTGATCAGAACAAAGTGCTGTCCAGCATCAGCCAGCCCTATACCGATCAGGCGCATGTGCTGCTGAGGCAATTTGGCTTTGAGACTAAGCGCGATCCGCTTGAGCTTGCGCAGGCAGTCAAGGGCGAGACCCTTGAAAAGTTCGCAAGTGGAGAAGGCTATGGCTTTGGCGAGATACCTGTGCCAGATTGGCTGACGCCTGATCTAAGGACAACCCTTGCTGATTTGACAGTGGAACAGTTTAGAGACCTGCGCGACGTATTCAAAGCTCTTGAGGGTTCAGGTCGAAGGGACAAGCAGTACATTGCTGGCCAAGAAAAGCTTATGCTTGCTGATGTTAAGAAGGCTGTTATTGAGGAAATCGAGGCCTTCGGAGAAAACAGGAGAACTCGTAAGTATGCTGAAGAAGGAATGCGTGGCCCTGGAATGTTCTTGAATGAGGTCAAGCATCAGATACTTGCTGCAAACCTTCCGTTCAGAACTATTCTGAACCATATAAGCGAGGGCAACCCGCAGGGTGCCTTGATGAAGTATGTCATCAGGGTTATTCATGATGCGGAGAATGCTGAGATAAAGCTCAGGAATGAAGTGATCGAGCAAATGAATAACCTCTCCGACAAGCGAGGCTTGAGGGAGAGGCTGAAGGACGATCATATCCTGACGTTAATTAAGAATGATATGTTCCTTGACAGGAGCGGCAACGGTGAATTTGCTGAGATGAACCGTAAGCATCTCATCAAGGTAATGCTGAATATGGGGAATGACAGTAACGTAAGAAAGCTTATTGAGGGGCATAAGCTTGTTGATCCTGCAGCGGCGGAGTTCTATGGGGCTTCGCAAGCGGAAATTCTTGAGGCGGGTCGCAATCGAGTCCTTGACTGGATCGACAGGATGGGAGCGACCAAGCAGGATTGGGAACTGGTGCAGGGGATTTGGGATATTTTTGAGAACCTTAACCATCGCGCTCAGGAAATGCAAAGGAGGATTGCTGGAGTTGGCGCGGACGTTATTCCTCCAAGGGAAGTCAAGACGCCTCATGGCAATTTCAAGGGCGGTTTTATTCGACTAGACTATGATAGCATTAGATCGCCTGGAGCAGCGATTGCCAAGGATGAGCCAATCAACTTCAAGCGTGGCCTTGCGGAAGAGGGCTATATCCGCGCAACAGTTCCTCATGGCTATCAGAAATCTCGAACTGGTTTCGTCGGAGCCCTTGACTTTGACCTTGATACTTTGCCTTGGCAGATCAAAGGCATTGTTCATGATATAGCTTTCCGCGAAGCAGTCATGGACGTGGCGAAGCTTGCTTACGATAAGGAGGTAAGACAGGCGCTGATTAAGAATGTAGGGAAGGAGTATGCTGACCTGTTCAATGGTTGGCTGAAGGACATTGCCAATCCTCTGCCTATGGATATGGATATCCTTCAAGGGGTTAACTACGCAAGTGCCTGGTTCCGACAGAACATTATCTCAATGCTTGTTGGCCTGCGCTTGACAACGGCTTACAAGCATGGCTTGACCGCCCTCGGCCTGAGCGCTGACGAGGTTGGTTCTGCAAATCTCGTTAAATCCTATGGTAGGTTCGTTGGAGACTGGGGTAAGCTTTCCACTGATACTTGGCAGTTCATGATGGAGAACTCAGTCGAGATGCCGAACAGGCGGCGACTTTGGGCTGAGAGCCTTGGTGGTGCTCATGCTACTGCGATAGGGCAGGCGAAGAACTTCTCAGCCTTTGTTGAGGCCTTACACAGGGCTTGGTACGAGAACACTGGAAAGAACCTACTCTCAGCTGCGGACATGATGAGACAGTGGTCTATTGATCGAGGCTCTTTCATTGTCGCCTGGGGCGACATGCTATCAGCAGGGCCGGTTTGGGATGCAGCATACAGGAATGCGATGGACCTTGGAAGGACTAAGGCAGATGCTATCTTTGAAGCTGACCTTGCAGTTATCAAAGCCCACGGCTCGACTCGTGCAACTGAGAAGTCCGCCTTCATTCGCAAGCTGAATAAGAGCGAGTGGGGTCGCTGGGCTACGCCACTGATGAACTTCTTCAGTCATGCTATGAACAAGCAGATTGAGGCCATGTGGCTCTATGCTGACTCAGGCCGGAAGCTCAGCGAAGGAGAAATGAAGAGGGCTCTTAGCCTTAGCTACGCTGCGACCTCGAAGATCGTCACAGCCTTGATTATGCCAGCAATGATTGAGGAGCTTGTCACGCCGTTGACTAATGATGAAAGAGAAAGCTGGGGAAAGAAAACAGCCAAGGCCATCGGCCGAAACCTAACTGCAGGTTTCCCAATCGTTAACGGCTTCGGACACGCGTTCCTAACTGGACACGATCCAGCGACAGGTGGGATCATTGGTGCTGGTTTAAAGCCAGTTTGGGAGTGGGTTCAGCATCCACAGAAAACTGCCGGAGGCGATAAGGCTGCACATAATGCAACCTCCGCCTTGGCGGCCTTGAGTGGAATAGGCTATGCTGCTATTGGTGACTTAGCTGATCTGTATCGGAAGGCAGCTAGCGGTAGGCAACTGACACCTCGAGAAGTACTCACACTTAGGCCAAGGGCCAGGAGACACTAATGAGTGATATACCTCCGTGGCTTAGCGTAATGCGAACCTTGACCGGGACCAAGGAAGTCCCTGGGCCGGGGGCCAATCCTGTTATCGTAGGAATGACAGATGAGATCAAACGCAAGTGGCCTGACGTTCCAGGGATGGCAGCTTACTGCGACCTGCCCGCTTGGAACAGCGACGAGACAGCATGGTGTGGAGTGGCCGCCGGATACTGCGTCACAGAAGCTGGCTTTATGCCCCCTTTCGGCCCTACTGACACTACAAGGTTCGGCTGGGCCGACAGCTTCCGAACGTCTCCTGACTATGTACGTCTCTCAGGGTATGTACCTGGAGCGATTGTGGTTATGAAGCGTAGCGGTGGGAACCACGTTACCTTCTTCGAAAGTGAGAGTGGCTCGAATATCAACTGCAGGGGCGGGAACCAATCCAACTCAGTCAACGTCACATCCTTTCCTAAGTCAGGCGTGACAGGGATCATGTGGCCAAAGGGTGCTCCCATGCCAGCAATGCCAAGGGCTACTATTCAGAAGGGGTCCACTGGACCTGATGTTGTTGCATGTCAGAACTCACTCGGCGTGTATCCAGCTGATGGTGACTTCGGTCCTATCACTGACAGTGCAGTTAAAGGCTACCAAGCCGCTGCAGGGGTAGCAGTTGATGGAGTGGTCGGGCCTAATACCTGGGCCAAGATAGATGAGCTGGACAAGAAGGTAGCAGCTGGTGATGATGGGCTGGACCTGGAGCTTATTCTCATAATTCAGGATATTGCCAAGACATCACCTATCGCCAATTACAACTGGAGCGGCCGTGGAAAGAGTCCAGCAGGACATACAGTAGGTGTCGCGCTGAGCTTCGCCCTGGCTTACCAGCGGCTCAACTCCGACGATCAAGCCTGTCAGCAAATGGCCAAGGCAAATACAGGGGATAGTGCCAAGGATGTCTTTGCCTTCTACGCCACCGAGTATAAGAACCTTGGCATGGACAACAGCGCTGCTGCGCCTCCAGGAGATAGGCTAAGGCACCTGTTCGCCTTGATCCTTGGCCTTGGAATGAGGGAGTCGAGCGGGCGATACTCTGAAGGCAGGGATATGTCGGCTACCAATACCTCGGCTGATACGGCTGAGGCCAGCTTCCTCCAGACCTCATGGAACATCAGGTCATGCTCATCGACCATTCAACCGCTGCTGCCAGAGTATTGGGCTAATCCTTGTGGCTTCAGGGCTCAGTTCAAGGAGGGCGTGACTCTGAAATCGAGCGATCTAGGCAACTTTGGTTCGGGCGCAGGAGCACAGTACCAATTCCTGAGCAAGTATGCGCCAGCGTTTCATGCGCTGGTAACTGCTGTCGGCCTGAGGAACCTCCGCAATCATTGGGGTCCTATCAATCGGAAGGAAGCTGAGCTGCGTGCGGATGCTGACGCAATGCTGAAGGCTGTGCAGACAGCAGTCGATACTTACAGTCCTGAGCCTGTACCGCCTGAGCCAGTGCCGACAGAGAATACTGTCAGCATCACGACTACAGGGAACGTGAAGGTCACTGTCAATGGAGTGGTCATAACATGAACCCAGGTGTAAGCGAGGAAGCAGGTAAGGCTGTTGTCTCAACCGTCGATGCACTGAAGTCAACACCAGTGATCCTTGGAGTGTTGATCTTCAACCTCGGCATGATGGCCTTCGTCGGGTATTTGGAGCACACTAATGGTGAGCGCTGGGAACGGACAGTAGAGCGGGCGATCAACTACTGCACACCTGTGAAGGCAGCCCCATGAATAAGTGGATTTACATCTTCATCTCAGTCCTTCTAATGATGATGATGATCTCTATAATGGGGTATGACTACTGGGAACGGCAACCGCAGGTCCAGATACCGTTCCAACTGGAGAGTGCCTCGGCCCAGGTGATAGTCTGCACCGATCAGGCGACTAGAGAGAAGATCAAGGGAATGATGCTAGAGGCACTGGACGAGGCGCTTAGGCAGCACATTGTCCATATGTTCGAGATCTGGATGAAGGACGATAGAGGCCAGCCGGAACGGGCAAGGAATGGAACTGTGAATGGCATCAATGCTTATATCAAAGCCAGTCAAGGAGTGACGGCTTGGGCTCCACCCGACTGCCCAGGCTAATCAACTGGGTTCTTCAGCCCAGGCTTGAACATACTCTTACCATCTATACCGACTCCGACCTTCTCGATTTGGCCTGCCCGCTCCATGAGTTCCATAATGCGAACAACTGAATGAGCGGGAACTTTCTTTCTGAGTTCGGATAAGAGGATACGTTCGGGACAAGCCCTCTTCTGCTTGGTCCAATAGTCATAGACCGTGTACCAAGCATCATTGGCTGCTTGATAATCTCCTGACGATCCCATAGACTTAAAGATTTCTGGCATAGTACCTTCGGCCTCCAAGAGCCAGCCTAAAGCTGTCGTGAAATCTTGAAGGCTTATGATAAGGCTTCCTCGAGAGATAGTACTAATGATGCATAGCTTAAGAAGGTGGGCCGTTCTTCTTGGTATGTAATGGAGAAGCTTACCGTGCTGCGGGATAGGCTTGCCGCCTCCAGTATGCCAGTCAGTAATTGCATCAGCTGCGTCGGACTCAAAAGTAACTTGTCCAGATATAAGCCCGATGGATTTGAGATCGTACAGAAGATGGTCATGTAGTCCTTGATGGAGGACGTAGGAGTCGTCTCTGAGAGGAGGCCTGATAGGACGGTCTCCTGAATAGACAAGGATGCTTCGTGAAGTGTAGCCTTGATCCCAGGCTCCCTCAGGAAGTAAGTCGTTGAGATAACTCGGGGTTGTCCCACTGAAGAAGTTAAGTATAGGTTTATCAATCTTGACACTAACTGAGCGAGTTCGCTTTCTATCCTCGATAGGTTCTCCATCGTACACCTTCGTTAGCAGGTTAATGAATGAAGGCTCATAGGCTGGCAGGAACACTCCGAGTTCAGAGGCGATCGCTGTGATAGCATTGTACTCAAGGTAAGCAGGTATTGACGCTGGCCTTACGATCCTGCGCTTGGCATCGGCCAGAGCATCAATCAACGAAGCGCTGCTGACATTGGTTGGTGCTATCACGATGTCGGGTACTTGACGAAGCAGCTTCTCGATCTGAGATAAGGCTACGCTCTTGCCGCTGCCAGGGGGTCCAACTAGCATACCATAGAAGTTCGGGAACAGGTCCATACCCTGAGTACGAACCCATACCCTTCTCTCTAAGGCCGCCGCAATAGCAAAGATTGCTGCCCATAACCTGAATATCTCGGGCGAAGGTAAGATGTCCGTGTACTCAAGAAAGCCTTCTGTCCAAGATGTCAGTCTTCGGCCAACGGAGGCGGCGACGGTCATCGGTGCCCGTAAACTTTTTGAGTCCATCACCATTCTTCTCGGAGAAGGCACCCCAGTTATAACCGACCTTAGCCTCGGCTGGAATTACCAGCGTTCGACCGTTTCGTAATGGGACTGGAACCTGAATGATCTTACGCATTGCAGGTATGATCGCATCCTCCACCTCCCGTTTATCTGGATACTGTATCAAGATCGCGTCATGAACTTGTAGTAGCAGTTGAACTTTTTTGGCGCGCCAGACCTGTAGCATTCCACGATTAAGGATGTCCCCGACCGACCCTTGGGGATCATATGCAATAGCTTCTCGAATTGTTGCATCGTCATCCCTACGTCCAAAGAACCAGCGGCGCCTTCCCGAAAGAGATACCAGAAACCCGTCTCTGCGGAGGGACTCGGCAACGGCTGCGTGCCACTTCTTGTGGGCCGGGAAGGCTCTAAAATAGACCAGTTGGAAATCGTTAATAAGATTTTGCTCGAGTTTAGTATGCTGCTCCATCGTGTAGGGTTGACCGTTATAGTTAGTACCATGCCCGAGAACCTTTGCCATGTGTCGATACGAGTGCTCTCGATAGAAGGGCTGTTCAGCAAGATCGCGATCCTTTTTAAGATCGCCGGTCCACTTAACCTTGTCACCCCAAGCCATGCGGCAGACTGAGGTGTGCAGGTCGCCGGACTCACAAGCCTCAAGGTAAGTGCCGTCATTGAACAGGTTCCACTCTATCGCGCCGACTAGTCTCGACTCGGCTTGCTCAAGATCAATGTACGCGAACTTCATTCCGGGGTCAGCGACGAATACCTCTCTGAGAAGCTCTTCAATATTTTGGAGATTTCCTCCTGTTCCGAAGTCGCTAAGACTCGAAGAAAATCTACCAGTCGTCGTTCCTGCAATATTGTAAGATGTTCTAATTCTTCCGTCAGGGTCGATCTCTGTTTTAAGCACTCCAATCTTTTTAGCAAGGTCTCGCATCCGAAGTATACGAGTAACAATAGGTTGCGCGTAGAAATATTGCCGGAGTTTTTCCAGCGCATTTCGATCGACTGTAGTTCTGCCGTGTCTAAGAATAGGAGGTATTCGTAGCACCTCATAGAACAGTTTGTTAAGCTGCTGAGGAGATCGCCAGTTAAGCTGCTCGCAGCCAACTCCTCCCCAAATAAGCCAGTCAGCCTGTGATTGATATTCTCTGATTTGAGACTCATAATTAGCTATAACCTCATCCCGCTTGTCCTGATCGACAAGGACTCCACGCAGCCGCATCTCGAGGACGGGCTGCTGGAGTGCAAGTTCAAGTTCGTAGATGGCTCGGGTCACAGCATCAAGCTGTGGGAGAAGGACCTCAAGGACCTCAGCGGTCACGCAGCAATCGAGGCCGTTATAGAGCCAGAGCTTATCCGTCTCCGAGAGTGGGAGCGTGGCGGGTGTAAGCTCGTGGGTCTTATAGATCTTCAAGTCTGCGATACTCTACTTCGAGACCGAAGATACCAGCTGCTATGATATCGTTGTCCATTCCTGGAGAGATACCATGATCCCTGTAAACAACAAGAGCCTCAGCCTTCATCATCCAGCAATGCTCAGCCTCTATACCCCATCGGCGCTGAGTTGTGTCCTCATCATCAAGGACTTGAGTATAGAGAAGATGCGAAACTAATGCAGCATCACCTCTGATGAAACAATCCTTAAGGCATTGCCGAGCGTACTCGACGTTTTCCTCAACTGTTCTCCCGTTACTCTTTGAGTAAGGGGAGGCAAGAATGACTCGTCTCATTCATCCCTCTTAATAGTTCCATGCTTACCGCGTGAGCGCATAAGCTTCCATGAGGCCTCATTTGTGTAGACGCTGCCAAGGTACCCAAGGCCCTTCGGTGACTCTGGCTGAAGCGCGTGATGCAAGAGCATCGTGTCGTTTGCTAATCCCTTCACAACGAAACCGTAGGACTTCCATAGGAAAGTGATATCGTACAAAGCGTTCTGGGCTGTCTTGTCACATGGGAGAAGGAGCACTTTAATAACCCAGGACCAAGCACGGACCTCAGCTGCAGAGTCAGGCCAATAACTTCCTGCTGTTCCTCTTGGGTCAGCAAAAGGGACAACGATAGCGGTAGCTGGTGATGGACTGAACCCAATACAAGTGATCTGACTGCCGGAAGTTTCCACGTCGAAGGCGATGCGCTCGGCATCCTTGAGATGCGTCTCATAGTACCACTCCAAATCTTTTAGGTCTGGTGCTGTGTAAATTACTCTAGTGGGTCGTCGGACTTCAGGATACGCCGACTCTCGCTTAGCCTTGGCAAGGTCGAGGACTGTGACTGGTCGGAGGGACCAGTCCCGGAGGATTGCTGCGGGGTGGAAGATAGGGAGACTCTTACCGTAAGGTGAGTGGGTAACAGTGCCCCGTATTTTACTAATACCTGAATTGCGCAGGACTGCCCACGAAGCCGTATTTCCCAGAAGGACGGAAATGACAGGCCGCACTTCTTGCAGCTCACTAAATAGACGTTCGAGTTCTCCCTTGTATTCAGCTCGAATATACTTCCCCGGTCTAAGTGGGGGCAGTCCAAGCTTATCTTCGGCTTTGGGGACGCAGAGCGTTTCGATGTCATTGCGGACTGGCCTAAGGTTAAAGACGTTGGTTGTGAAGAACTGTGGATACCTATCCCAAAGAAGTGCAACATAAATTGGATCACGCTTGAACCACCATTGCCTGATAAGGTCACGGTCAGTGGTGCTCAGGGATATCATCCCTGCATCGTGCATCATCTCGAATAGGGCGACGCCTGATGAGCCAACAAGGGGACGTTTGAGTTTGTCCTCGTTCTCACCCCAGGCCTCACCTATGAAAGCTATCTTATCCATGCTCCAGTCGGTTCCCTAAACACCTTGCCCTCTTCTTCTGGGTAGTCTATTACTTTCTTTCTAGCGGTGTTCTCCCTCTGAGTAAACTTTCTGCTTCCATTATACTTTGGCGCAAATCTTTCTATTAAAAAGGTCTCTAGCACTGAGAGCTTTGTATGCCTGCATGGTACAAAGTAAGCATGAGTAAATGGAATTAGTCCTATGTGTTCACCAACTCTTGATATCACATTCCTTGATCTCCCAATATAGAAGAGAACATCTCCATCCTTAAGAGTCTCAAGAAATAAAAAATAAACTCCAGTCGGCTGGCCTATAGCCTGTGGTAGTTCAAGCAATTTAATCTCCTTTCCCTGTATGCAAAGGATTGGAGGTCTCTTAATCACTAATGATATATCGCTCTTATTAATGGTTATTCCTCTGAACCATATATAGTCGCCCCTTAATTTTGCATGACCTGTTATACTCCAAGCCATGTTATCCCCTCACCACAAAGCCCTGTGCTGTGATGTACAGCCAGCTAGTGCCAAGGTCCTGGTCGATGTCAACAAAGATGCCGTTGCCAGGGGAGGCTACTATTCCAGGGTCGAACTGGAACTCCATAGTCTGATGCGATGGGCAACTCACGAAGCCGATGGCCTTACTAGGATCATTGCCATCAAGGAAAGCTATGATGCAATCGTCCTTTGTTGCGGTGTTAACCACCTGACAGCTTCGCATTACTATAGTATCGTATGTAAGTATACCAGTAGCGAGAGGGGCCGGAACAGATAGCAAGGCTGTTGGAACAAAGACACTCTGAAGCTTGGCTATTCCCCTGAGGTATTGGTTCTGTAGCCCAGCACCAACGGGCGTGAAATCTCCACACCAGTCGTCGTTAAGGACGGCGGGCCATTTGGCTGTTATATTTGGAGATGGACTTGGAGCGTACCGCTGGCAGCGGATAACGTCAGCGACCGTCACTCCGAACTTGCAGTTCGCACAGCTGTCTGTCATGATGCGCTCCTTAGTCTGCGGAACTTAGCCAGCTCAAGTCTCGCCCCTTCCGCAAATGACTCGTTGATCTCCAGACCCTGAACGAGGCTCGCACCGAGCGACTCAGCCGCTCGCAGCGAACTGCCACTACCACAGGTTGGGTCGAGCATAGAGGTAGTCTCGTCAACGAACATCTCGAAGAAGTAGCGCAAGACTGGCTCGGGTTTAATAGACATATGGATGTCTCGAACCGTAGGCGCAGCATAGGCATTACTCTTGCAACGAACGACAGGGCGATCTCCGCGGGAGCCAAAGAACGCTGTCTCATATATCCTCCTCGGGCCACGCTGAGGGTCTGGAATGATGCCGGAGTTGTCAGACTTTAGCCAGACAAGAGGTATAGGATCAATGAGGAAAGGACTGTTATTAGAGAGATAATCAAAAGTAAACTGATAATGCTGCATTGAGAACCAGAACATGAGGTGAGATGACTCTTGAGTAATCCTAAGGACGTTGCTACAAAGGCAATGTAGAAGCTCGTGATAATTATCGAACGTATCACTGTAGCCTCCATGAGTGTCTGCGGCGCCTTGGACATGCTTGTCGGCATTGATGCCGTAAGGGAAGTCGATGTGAAGGAAGTTGAAACGCTGGCCAGAGTACTGTGGTGCCCATTCAAGGAAGCTTGTGATAAGGATGCTATCAGAGATAGTGTTAATCTCTGGCCGTTCGATACGCTCAAAGTTCTCGGTGTCAAGGGCTGCCTGTCGGTGCTCCCTTCTATTGATAACACCGAGAGCAGTTGAATACATTGAGGCGGATGATACGAGGTCATCGCCCTTGCGGAGTTCTCTAGCCACTTTCATCTGCGAGCTGACCACGCTCTCGACGAGGCCAATGGCATCGGAGGTCTTTGCCTGAGTCCAGGTAGGGTCCTCGGCAAGGCGATGCTCGTGGTATTCAAGGACAGCGGTAGAGTTCTCCTGCCACGTCAGGTCCATACGCTTGATGTTCTCTTCGAGTTCAATTGCTCGAAGATCGTGAGGCGAAAGCTCGTCAGTGTATTGGACGTTGATATGAGTCCAGCCAAGGTGCTTGCAGGCAGCAAGCCGACACTCGCCTGCGACAAGGACATGCTCATTAGAGACGACAATAGGGTGAATGAGTCCGCGCTTGTTAATAGAATAAGCAAGATTGTTTATGTAAGAGTCCTTGATTTCCCGCCTCTGTCGCAAGGCTCGATCGACTGTAATTGCAGTAATGTCAACGCTATGAAAGCGTCCTGAAGTCATGACAGCCTCATATATGCCTTCGTTGAACGAAGATATATACCCCGCCTGGGTCTGCTGAAAGGCTAAGAGAAACCCAGGCGGGGCTCTACCCGCGAGCAGGGGTGCTACACGCGAGCGAAACCTGCAACCTCGTGGTACATGCGGCTGCCATCTTGGGCAGGCGTATGACGCAAGGTCACCAGCACTTGACGACCGGCTGCCTCAGCAGCGCCTTGGCGGAGGGACTTGCCATGCCCGTCGATGCCGAGCGGGCCAACGAGGAAGTCCCTGTACCGGTAGTCGGACTCGCCAGTCAGGTAGAAGCGGCAGGACTGACCCTTGATAACCTTGCCTGCGATCGGACCATTCTCCTCGACGTACTTGGCGAGAAGAGCTTGGTCGATATCGCCCTTGCCTCCGTCGCCAATGATACGGAAGGAGAACTCGTGATAGTTGGTGCCTGTCTTGGCGACACCAGCAGTCGGCGGCCCCTCGACTATAGTGAGCCACGTACCGACAGGGTATGCCCCCGGCGGCTTGATGTCGTCCATAGCCTTGTCGAGAACGGACTCGAAGTTCGGTCGATCGTCCATGATAGTCTCCTGTTCGTTGCGCTATGATCGTACAGTCTTGAAGAATGTTGCCAGGGCTGACTCGATAGGGAGTTGCTCTCCCATCTCGAAGGACTTAGGGTTCTTCAAGTCTATCATCGCCGTGCTGACTGTCCTGATAGACCTCTTGCCACCAGCCTGTGACTGGCACAGGGCAGTGGAATTAAAATAAGCAGGGATGGTTGGACCCAAGGCGCTGCCAACCGCCGTTGGATAGCCTCTCTTTGTTCCGTCGGGCATATCACTGTACCTAATATGGGAGATGACAATGACGTTAGCCCTGAACGACTCCCCGGTGAGCAGCGCGAGTGTGCTCTCAGTAGCCTGTTGAGCCGTATAGTAGATTTGCCGCTTGTCCTTGGCAGTTGGATTGAGAGCGTTTGCCCAATTATATGCTGCATCCGAATAGAACGTGAGCGAGTCAAGAACCACAATGACCTCTGGCCCCCATTCTGCAGGTACACCCAGGTCAATGGAATCAGTTTTCCAACGGTTGAGTAACTGCTGCGCCCGCGTGAAGGCATGGGGGATACCTTGCACTATTGGTCCAGTAGGGCCAGGAGTATATTTGTCTCGAAGAGTCTCAAACTCAACAGCACTAAGAAGATCAGGCTTAGCTCGCTTAATGATAGCGGCCAATGTATCAAGGCCATTATCAAAATCAAGGATACGCAGCTTGTAGCCAGCGAGTACCAAAGAAGCCAAGCTGCCAGTCTTGCCACTACCTGCCTCCCCGATCAAGAGGAGCTTCGTGAATTGGGCTGATTGATGGCTGTTGAGAGCTGGCATCACGAGCCTAGGGGTTCGGCCTTGAGGGTATTCAAGGCGTCGATCATCCTTGTGATAAGGGATATCTCAGCCGTGGTCAATGGTAGCTGGAAGATGTTGACATCATCGCAGGTAACGTAACCGTATTGCCTCGTTGAGTCAACAGTCCCAGGGTACTTCCAAACAGGATCAGCCATGTTATCTCTCCACCAGTGGGTTCCAGTGTCTCACATCAAAGTTAGATGCAAGGTAAGTATCGCGAACGCCTGGGCTCTTCGAGCAGACCTCCCTGAAGCGGCAACCGATACAGGCGGTGTCGTTCATGGGCCAATGCTCGTTCTTGGCAAAGGCCTCGGCCATACGGAGCCAGTACTCAAGGTCATGGAGCCACTCAGATGTTTGGTCAGGACTCCGCATGGTCATGCCACGCTCTGGGCGGGTGAAGCCTACGGCAGTCTGAACAGCGTCGATGATGACGCCCTTGAGTGGGAGTTCGTACACGATCTGAGCGAAGGCCGTGTAGAAACTCATTTGATTATCTGGATTGAAGTTCTCGAAGTAATATGATCCAACTGTTTTGTCAGTAGTCTTACGGTCAGTAACATAAGGGCTATCGCCAAACTCAGCAAGGCGATCGAGATGACCGCAGACCATGTAGTATTTTTCTGCAAATTGCCACCCGCCTGGAGGAAGGAAGTTGATCTCGATGTTCGTAGAGACCTTGAATGAAAGCTCAATGGCTGGCTTGCCGTTGGCGAGGATGATTGTCTTGGCGGCGTCCTCTTTGTAATGCTCTAAGTACCAGATGACTGAGCGAACAAGAGTCTCTCTGTTCTTCGTTGTGCTCTCGGACTCCCAGGTATAGGTTCTCCGAAGAAGCCGGAAGATTGTTTCGCATGTAGCCTTGTCGTGATCGAGGCCTTCAGCTTTGAGCAGTTCATAATCGTGCATTGCCTGATGGAACTCGATACCGAAGTATAAGTGAAATGACTTACGACCCTGATAACCGCGGATCATAGAGTATTCATATAGACGAGGACATTTCTTTAGCCAACCCAAGGATGTAGAGTCCCAAGCCCACTGCATCTTGGTACCAGGGATAAAAGGGGAAGGCCCCTCCGGCGGGATCAGTTCCGCCGGGGTGCCGATGCTATCTATCATCCGATCAAGGACATCACTCATGTGACTTGCTCGTAGTTGTTGGCGAAGTATTCCCCACGGATCAGCCACTTGTCCTTGGGGTTCTTAGGATCATGGGCGATCCAGTCACCGTCCACAGGCGGACCTTGGTCAAGGCCGGTGACTCCACTGAGTTCCATGCCTGGGGTCCAGCGGGTGGCCTCGATGAGGCCCTTCTTCCGATAGATTGTCATAGTCCAAGGTCCTCCAATGACAGGTCCTTGCTGCCCTTCGGACCTTTCGCTACTACGTGCTTCGTGGCACCAGCTTGCTTCTGGCCGAGCATGAACTGCGCACGAGCAGCCCGATAGGCCTCGACCATTGTGAGCAAAGGGTCTTTCTCACCCTTGGCTATCGCCTCGTCCCGCTTCAGCGTTAACTGGAGTGGGTCCATCGCGAAGAGTTCCGCCAGCGTGTCCGTCACTTTGACCTCCGTCGTTCTTCTCACCCATAGCCTCACTGTAGCCGACCTTCTTCTTGGTCAAAGCAACAGGGTCAGTCATTGAGCTGACATCGACAGGGGTATAGGTGCCCTCGGTGACAGCCTGGTTCATAGCATCAAGCTTAGTAGTCAACGCAAGGTTCTTAAACCGAGCATCAACTTGCTTGATCTCCTTCTCGATCTCCTTCTCACCAGCCTGTCGAAAGGATGCAGGTGGTAGTTTATTGGTCAAAAGTAATTTCTCGAGAGTGTCAGCCTGCGTGGCATTAGACAGGTAAATTTCTGCTACAAGTACTGGCATTATTCTTCCTCCATCTCTCGATCACTGAGCTTCTCAATGATCTTCGCCTTCACCTTCTGAATATGCAAACGAACAAGCTTCCGAATAATCACGCTTCCTCCTGCTGGATACATATACTTTAACTCGTCCATGTCTCCATCGTAAAGGTTAACCAAATGCTTTCGCAGGGGAATACGATACTCAGTGGTCATTTTTGTAGAGCCATATCTGTTGAGGGCACTCAGGATCGCCGCCGACTATAATAGAGATGGTTGAGAACTCAGGTACTTCGCGGCGGATAGCATAGAGCTTCTGACGGACTCGCTCAACGTCGTCAGGCGTCTCGATGACGAGACCGAGTTGCTCATTGAGGGCTTGATAGAAAAGAGAAGCATCGAGCATGTTCGACCTCAAGAATAACGGTGGACTTACGCGAAGGGCTACTGGCCCAACAGTCGCTGCCACCGTCCTACACTAGGCGGCCTTCTCTGCGGGCTGAAGCTCCGCAATGAGGCTGTCGAGATCGTCGGCGACCTCCTTCGCAGCAGACTTGGCCTGTTCCACGCGGTCCTTGGCCATCTCCCAGATGTCAGGCCGCTTCCCGCCGTCGATCAGACCGCGAGCGAGATCGGTGATCTGCTTGAGGGAGTAGTCAGTCAGCTTCCGTCCAGTGGACTTGATCTTATCGCGGACGATACCGACTGCGATGGTGATAGCCTCAGAACGGATAGGATCACGACGCCCGCCACCACCAGCACGGATGCCGAACTCGTAGGCCTCGGCATAGGTGGAAACCGCCGCCTGGATTGCAGCATGATCCGCAGCCGTCGCGAGCAAATCCTTGACCTGCTTGCGAATGTTGTTGCCGATGTTCTCACGAAACACCTGATTGAGTTGCGAAGCTTCGTTCGCAGAAAGAACATCTCCCTCTTTATAGGGCTCGATCACGTCGAAGGTCTGCCCTTCGATCGTCATCTGAGTAATCGGGTACGACTCAGCCATCTGTCACCTTCCTCTCCTGTTGACAGGAAAATTTCCTGCGACATTGTACCTTACCATATATACCAGCATAAGTCAAGCTGCTGAAACAAAAATATTACTGTAGGGCCTGGGAACCGTTAGTCTCGGCTTTCTTCTTTTCTTTGAGAATATTGTCGAAGACAGTTGCGAACTTCGCCATTCTCTCTTTGAGCCTGTCCATTTCCCTGATGCCGTAGGTGGCTATAAGCATTTCAAGAGGCCACGGAGTTTTCTCATCCTTCTCCATGATGGCGGTTAGGGCCTCGATAACGCAAGCATGTCGATGGGCGTCGAAGGCTGCGATGAACACATCCTTGCGAGCAAGTCTATCCAGGCCGTCGGTATTGAAGATTGCCATCATGATAGAGACCTCAATCTTCGTTGAGTCTGCTGCCTTCTCGAAGGTTTCCTTCCATTCCTCTAAACTTGCTGTCATAAGTCCTCCACTGTGTAAGCTTCGCTGCTACGCTTCTCGATGATCAGGGTTGTCTCGTCAGGAGAACCCGCAGGCGGGATGCGAAGTTGGAGCTTGTCGTAGACTGACGATCCGTGCTGAGGATCATCCTCTGGATAAATCCTAGCATTCGCGTCCCGATCCTGAGTTCTGAACTTGTTCATCCTGTGACGAAGGCGAACGGCAGCAGACCGATTGTCAAGTCGGACTCTGATGCCGTTGCCACCCTCGCCGATGCGGTCGAGAGCCTTCTCAAAAAGCTCTCGAGCGTCATCGTAGGCATACATGCTGTTAGATGCTGGCGTCATTGCTGTGAAACCCCGTTACACTGGCGAGGAAGAGTTCTTGTTTTGGTCGAGTCTCAATGACGTATTTGACGTTCTTTTCTTGTTCGATGTCCTCGTCCGAAGTGGCCCACTTCGAAGGTATGCGCCAGGGGTCAAGGTGAAATACTGTGTCCCATTCAAGACCTTTAGCTTTATGACCACTGAGAAGTTGGATGGGTCCTTCACTCTTAAAAAGATGCTCTGCATAGCCGATGGCTTCAGAAAGGGTATTTCCGAACGAAGCAAAGACACGTAAACATTCGGCCTTGTCATAGATCACTCCTGGATTGCGAGCCTTCCTCATATGCTCTTCGGACCAGCGCTCGATAGCTTCAAAGGTCTGTGCTTGGGTCATTCTCTCGTCACCAAGCTTCTTCATGATCCTGATGAGGCCAGGACCAAGGTCAGAACCCACCAGTTGACAGCCACGGCCATCCCTGAGAAGGTTAAGGGCCATGCTGAACAAGGGGGCATTGTTGCGGCAGATGATTGCCGCGCTGTCAGGGACGTGCCTATGGTTCCACTCGCCGAGGGTGGCGATCAAGCCTTCAGGCGCGTCGTCACGCCATCTCATATGAGGAGCACGCTCCCTTGCACGTCGGACTACTGAGATGGGGTTGCGGAAGGAGATGGATAGGATCATCTCCCTCATGTTGAACCATTCCTTCAGAACGGACATACTCTGAGTGTGGGCTCCTCGGAAGGCGTAAATACTTTGGTAGGGGTCTCCGACAGCCATGAAGCGGTCAACGACGAGCTTCCGAAGCATTCGATGGTTAAGGGGGTTGAAATCTTGTGCCTCATCTCCCATAACCAAGCGGAACTGGGGCCAGCTTCCTCCGAAGATAACAGGCATATATATCTGGTCGTCGAAGTCGATAAAGCCACCGAAAGCAAGATTGATGCTACGGAGCAGGACTTCCTCGACAGCATCCACGGTCTCGGGGCTCGGCTCCTCGTCAAGGCTCCCATAGAACTCCTCCTTGGTAATGAACCGATCAGCGTCTGGATACTTGCCTTGAGGCACGTAGCCACGCGACTTAGCCTTGCGAACGATGTCCATAATCTCAGCGAAGTCGAGTTCGTAACGGAGATGGCGAGGGACATCGTTCAAGTAGCCCTTGAGAATATCGCCGTTCTTCTTGGTATCGACGATCAGCCTTCGGCCAGTGGCCTTGCTCCAAGCGCTGTGGCCAATGCTGTTCATTGTCTTGCAGAGGGTGTTCGGCGGGAGTTTCTTGGAGAGAGCTTCCGCAATGCGCTTGTTAAAAGCAAGCGACAGGATGGGCTTATCGGGAGGTAAAGCCTTACACACAAGTTCCAGAGTGGTGGTCTTAGCGGCACCTGCAAGAGCATTGATAAGAAGGCTTTCATTGGTAGTAACCGCTGCCTCGATGATAGCTTTCTGTTCGTCAGTGGGGGTCATGGTTTGCCTCTGTCACTGGATGAAGTGTCTAGTACTTGCCATCTCAAGAGAATAGAGTTTCTCTTGCATTCCTTTGAAGTTATCTGCGATTTTCCTCCAGGGTTTATCGGGTTGATGAAGCGCCATCTGGCGCGCGGCCGACTCTGCCTCTTTGAGGCTGTCGATCATCTTGTAGAACAAGTCATGTTCTCGAGGGGTGACCATCTTGCATCCCTGTGATGGCTTGCTCGACTGCCTTGTAGGCGTCCTTGCTGCCCTCATCGGCGTCAGTTGGTGACTCCTTCAAGGCGTCAAGGATAATGTTTCCAGCGGTCTGGAGCTTCGTGCGGACCTCGATGAAGCGGGACTGGTAGTAGTCGAGCTTGTTCTGGGTCCGAACTAGTTCAGCCTTGAGAATGCCGTTCTGCTCTTTCGCCAGTTCCAACTGGTTCTCCAGCTTGTTCAGCCGATGAGCGTTCTCGGCCAACTGGCCCTCCATCTCCTCGAAGTGACTGGCGACCCTTGCGGCAGCTTGAGACATGGTACGCGAAGGGGTGACTGGAACAGGTGCCTTTCCATTACTCATATCTTTCTCCTATGCTATTTGAGACTCAGGTACCGACGAAGGCTTACTTCGCGGCTCGAACTTCTTGCAAACATAGTCAGGGTCTATCATGCCCTTGACAAGAGTACAAGAACCAAGGGGACTGCCGCGCTTGTACATGCTGCAAACGCCACAGCGACGATTGGTGAAGCTTGCTGGACGATAGTTCGTCTCAGTCTTGGTCATGGTCGGTGCCATTAGCTGAACCTCCCTATGAACTTCTCGGCCTCATCGAAGTCCTGGTCTTGGATGATCTTCAAGGCCATCATCGTGAGGTGCTGGTTGATCTGCGTTTGCTGGTGCCCATTCATGTCAGTGATGAAGCCCTCTAGGGCTCCTTGAAGATTGCCCTTGGCGAGGGTGTTCGAGGCACGGAGCTGGCACCAAGTGATGTACTCGCTGCGAGTCACAGAGGCACCTCTCCGAAGTACCGAAGCTCGGTTTCGTCCTTGAACTCCCGCTCCAGTGGCCGCTTCCACTCGTTCTTGTCGAAGTCGAGGAACCAGCCAGTGTTGACTCGGTGAGTGGCCTCGAAGATGCCGACCATTGTTCTGTGACGACAAGTCGGCTTGTTGCCTTGGAAGCAGGGACAGTTAACGTGCCGAGTGACTGGCATATCATAGATCGCTTCGACGTTCAGGTCATCGTCGAACTTGACACAGCGATACCAGCCAGGCCAGCTGTTCATTTTATAGAGGCTCATAGTCCGAGGTCCTCAAGGGTTAGCGTTAACCTGCCTTTAACAGGAATATCAAAGGTTTCCTGCACGATGATACGCTTACGATCGTTGACTGAGTAATGATCGGGCCAATCATCAGGAACCCGATCGTCAAAGGTCGCTGGCCGAGGATGATTACCTGCGTTGTTGATGTCGCTGGTATCCATCAAGTCCTCGAGGTTCCAGGACATGAAGGGATAAGCGCGATGGCCGCTGGTTGGAATGATCCAGTTCTCTTCGCCATTCTTGTAGGGCTCGAGTTTCTCAGCAACGTCGAAGGCAGGTTCGCCTCTGACCTTGTGAAGGATAAGGTACTGTGTCATGGCTTTGTTCTCGTTGCATGAAGGACTACCATGTAGTTGCAGCCCTTCTCTTTGATGTCAGTGGTCACAGAACAATTATCGCAAGTCCCAAGTGTGAAGAAGGTATTGGGACTGTCCACAGTTAGTCTGTTTCCACAGCCAGAGCAGGTGAACTTCTGATAGACGAGACCGCCCTCAGAGATCACCTGCTTGGCCTGCTCAAGAACGCTATCCCAAGGATAGTCGTTGTATTTAACTTCCTTGGGCATCTTTCGCCTTGTCGGCTGCGTCGTTGGCTGAGGTCACAGCATCATCAAGGTTGCTGATAGCCTCCTCCATAGCCTCACCCTTCTCGCCTTGCTGAAAGCCCTCGGACAGGTTGTCGAATGACTCCTGCTCCTCGTCGCGGATTTCCTCCAGCTGCGATGCGAGATCACGCAACTTGCCCTCGATCTCGTCGAGCTTCTTTCGCCTTTCAGCATTCATAGTCCTAAGTCCTCCAATGTTAAGGGTTTATCCTTGGCGAGAGCCTTTTCCACTTTTCGATGCTCACGCTTCTCTCGCCGCATGTGCTTGAGCATCTTTTCGATATCGTACTGAACTGGATCACCCTTCGTGCCGAGCCAAGGCTTCTTGCCCTCGCGCTCCATTCGACTGCGATCACGGAGCAGGTTCAAGAGAACCGCCCAGCCTCGTTGGCTGACATTCTTGTCATCGAAGAAACAGTTGTCCAAGGGAATGACCTTGGTGCTTGGTCGCTCGTCGCCGATAGGCGGAACGCCAATCATGAGCCTGTCGCCAGCAAGCCATATGCTGACGGCGTGCGATGGCAAAGGGTACTGGTTCATAGTTTATCCTCGAGAAGGCTTTGATCCTTGAGAAGGTTTAGAACCTCCTCCATCGCGTGAATATATCCCTCGCGTTGGCTATCATTATCAGGAAAATAAGGCGTTGTCCTCGCAGCCTCAATTTCCCTGGTGATATATTCAGCGAGTGTCATAGCTTGTATTCCTTGTCCACGAAGCCCAGGTCCTGGTTCCCAACCAGCATCCATTTGATCCAGGTCCTGTGATTGGAATAGTGTCTCCAGTGGCCGCGGCGGAAATGGAGCCGCTTGGGTGTGCCGGGTTCATGCTCATCACAAGGTGTGAGCTTGGGCCGACGGGCGAGGCTGACAATGTGATGCGAGAACTTCGGCAAAGGCTTGCCTATGGAACGCGCGACGTTTCGCCTGTATGGTTCGCGCATTGGAGTGGCTTCGGCCACTTCAGCCTCAAGCATGATGCAAATGGCCTGGATGTTGTCGTCGATGAACTGAAGAACCTTCAACAAAGGATGCTTCGGGTCCGTGTCCAGCTGCTTCAGAATATCGGAAGGGGCAAGCTTCAGCCAACCATGCTTGCATTTGAACCATGTGAAGCTGTGAAGATGGCCCGCATCGTTCTCGAGTCCGATGTAAACAGCCCGAACCCCGCCCTTGAACGAGAACTCGAATATGGTGAAGGGGTATGGCAACGCCGCTCTAACATTTTCGCCCGCACCCTCGATCTTCGCGTTGTCAAGGACCTTGGCCCAATTATGCTTGACCAAGATGATGTGGGCCTCGCATGGAAGATCGTGAGGAACAATCTTCGCGGCGACTGAATGTTGGGCCTCCTCGAGTTCGATTGGACCAAGGAGCCATGCCCGAATGTCCTCAGCGATCAATTCGCTTTCGCGCTCAGACATCGTTTGCTTTTCGCGCCTTGACTTCGCCCGTTGCTCCTCAGCGAAATCACGCTTTGCAAGCCATGTCATATCCCTGGCCCATTGAGCTGGACTGATCTCTTTCCCAAGCTTTTCGCCGGTATCCCTTGAGATGTATTGCCACTTCTCGTCAGGTGGCAACCACTGTTTCGTTAGCCCTGGAGAAAGAACCGAAGCCGAAACCAACTCGGTCTGGCTGTTGATGCACTTCTTGATGTGAGCAAGCATTACCGCATTCGCCGCTGGATCGTTTTGGTTCCAGGGCGGCGGTTGATCGAAGGTTCGCTTAAACATGGTATGCACCCCTGCATATATGGTCGCAGCAGACATTTCCCTGAACGCCTGTTGACCAATCTACCATGATAAACCATCTGGAGGTCGAAATCAAGCTCCTTGAACAAATAAATGTTGACAACTGAAGTGTTTTGTGATACTGTAATCTGTCTTGATAATCAAGGAGTCTCATCATGGGAAAGACTGTATTCGACCCGCCGACTCCAGGCCAAAAGACTATCGGTGGGGGCTCGGCCCCAAGGGTTGCTGGTGGCTTCGAGGAAAGGAAGATGCCGACGAACAAGGACGTTGGCGACTCCTGTGCTGGCCACATCACGCCACAGGTCGCTGCCTCTTACAAGTACGATGACGACTTCGCGCCGACTGGTGACAAGCGTCCTTTGCGAGTACATCATGCTGGTGGCCTCCAACCTGCTGATGGTGTGCTGCGCCCAGGTCATAAGTCGGCGCGATCTGTTAAGTAAGGAAAGGGGCCTTTCGGCCCCCTTCTTCAATCCATGTATGCTCCGAAGTAGTATATGTACAGGAGCACCCAGAACGAGGCTGTGAACCAAAAGGCCCAGCCCGCGCCATTGAACTTACTCACGTGAGCCCCCATACTTGAAGTAGAGTTCCAGTGCAAGGGCCTGATGCCTAATATAAGGCGAGAAGTATTCCTCAGGCTCCTTGCCCCAACGCACGCCCAGGTGCATTTCACGCTTTCGCTGTGAGCGTGGGCCATCGCGCAGGAGATAAGCGTCGAGTTTACCTGGAGTTCCGTACAGGACACTCTGCTCTTGCCAGCGCTCTACGATATAGGGGATATCGTAGAGATACTTGACGCCTGAGCCAAGATCTGTGATCTCGCCTCCTGCGATGCACTGTGCTGCCTCCTCGAGGCTGGGCAAGTAAACCAACTCACTTGCCCAAGGATTGAAGTCGTGCCAGTGTGCCATCACTTGCCTTTCCTTTCTGCGATTGCCCGAGACTCTTCAGCCGACAGCGCCCGACGGGCAAGGGCTCTGTCATTGACTGCCTTGATGAGCAAACGACTGAGGCGGGTTAGCGCCTCAGCCGGGTATTCGCGGTAGACCGCTGCGCGAAGGGCTTGGTCAGCCTCCACGCAACGGGCTGCTGCTGCGAAATACGCATCACTGGTCTTGGTCATCTTGCCTCCAAGCCCGTTGGGCTTCTTGCAGGATTTCCCATACCTTGCGCCTCGAGATCAGCATGAAGCTGTCCCAGGACTCAAGCCACTCGGCCTCGGCCGCCGTGAGGCGGAACTCGCCGAGATACTGGCCGCGCCAATAGACCTGATACATCATCGGTCGAACCACAGGAACATTACAGTCATGTTCAGAATGATGACCAATGGAAGGGCCTGGATGGCCGTTATGATGAGGAAGGTTTCCATTAGTTCACCACACTGTCCAAGGTCCAGGCCCTGACCGTAGCTTGCTGGCCCACGATGCCCCTGTCCTTGAGATTGGCAAGGGCTGCGTAAGCCTTTTCTCTCGATGAATAGGCTGACACGAAATAGCCCCTCATCGTGATGATCCAAACTTGCTCAGTTCGCATTGATCAGTCCTTTCCATGCCTTGCAGACATCTTCGATCGGAACCTGCTTGCCGAATACATGAGAACGCAGCGGCGGATTGGGCCTGCAATCATGATAGACTGCAAACCCGAACCATGCTGCCATGAGGCCGGTGCTGAGGCCCATTAGAGTGAAGCCGATGATTGCATCCCACTTACCGGACATCGCAGTCTCTCCTTGCCTTGGCCAGTGCCTCGCGATTAACACAATCGAGGACGATCCGACCATGCGGATGCTCGTTGTGCCATATGCAGTATCGAGCCGTTGAGTACCAGCCGAAGCGGACGAACTGGCCACCGCTGTCGTACTGGCACATGAGGATGAGCTTGTTTATCATCTCAGAGCCCCAAGTCCTCGAGGGTGACGGGCGCGTCGGCCTGCTGGAGCAGCTTTGCCTTGAACTGATCATTGCAGGCCATGCTGCGGCTTGAACAAGCCCCGACGCGGACTGCGCCGCTTGAGCCGAGGAAGTAGAACCCGCCCTTGGCCCTTGTGAATGTACGATACTTGCCGGACTTGCCTTGCACTTCGTGCTCGCCGAGCCTTGCGAGGCCCAGAGCGTATTGGTCTTGCAGAGTCTTAGCCATTGGATTGCCTTTCATGCAACTCGACCCATGAGCGAGTCGATTGTGTAGTGTAACATAACTGCGATCGCGATGCAAGCTACTGAATTGCGCGCGGTCTAGTTATTCTGATGGTGCTCCTAGGTTGTCCTGATTGTCTGATTGCCATTTGCCTGCGGGAGCGTTAAGCCGCGAAGGTATATATCGTGAGGCTGGCCGTGCCGTTACTTTCTTAGAAAAAAAAAAATTTTAAAGAAGAGAAGCGAAGTCAGCCTGGGGCGAAGCATGAGGCTGGTATATGTCTTCGCCGCGCGAAGGTATATACCCGTTCCGGGTAATTAGGTAATCAGGGCAATGTAGGCGCACCATCAGGGCAATTAGCAAAAGAAAGACCTGGGCATTGCTGCCCAGGCCCCTTCCGTTTGATGGAAACTGGGGCTTAGAGCCCCAGGTCCTCCAGGCTGGTCTCGCCTGCCGCATTGCGCGCGGCTGCCAGTCTGGCCTCGGCCGCAGGCCGCAACGTGGCCTCGTGCTTCACGACATAATCCGCGACCAGTTTCTTCATGTCCACCTTGGACTTGGCAATGCCCTTGCTGGCCAAGGTCTGCTCGATGACCAGCTTCGCCTGCGCGGCCATGTCCTGGGCCACCTTGTCGGTAGTCCGTTCGCCTGCCGCGCGGACAACGCCTTCATACATTGAGGCCAGTTTCTTCTCGGCCATTGCGCGCGGGTCTTTGCCCGAGTCTGCCGTGGCAGCCGCATGGCTGTCCATGAGAATGTTACGGCAGCCGATATACAGGACATGCGCCAGGACTTCCGGGCTGAACCGATCGTAGTCCACGTCGAGAGTGATACCCTTACCAATAGCTACCTGTGTCATGACTGTTGCCTTTCTGCAACTACCGCCTAGGACCATTCCCAGGCCGATTTGAGGACGATGACCTACGATTGTGGCGAGAATGTGACGTTTTGGGCTGGCCGCAAAAATTCTTTTCGCTGCACTGCAGCATGGATTTTGCCGCATTGCAACAGGCTGGCCGTTGCCCAGCCCATTGTCGCACGCAGCCCGCTGTGGCACGAATGCCACTGTCACCCCCATGCCACTGTGGCCCATTACCCCTTGGCCAGCCTTGGCACTGTTGCGGGAATGCCAGTGGTTGCGGATGAAACTATTGCTGCGCGTGGTCGGGGTGGGGGTGGGGGCCGGCGAGTCCGGCCGCCCGCGCGCGGGCAAGGGGGTCACCACGAAAGGTGCTGCATATCAGATATATATCCCCTGTATATACCTTCCCGCGCTGCTTAGCCGACTGGCCCAGAAAGATCTTGACAGGGCTGGGGGTTTGTGATAAGCTCATGACAATAGGCAAGGTGAACCGTGGCTGAAGTCCTTGAGATAGACTTGAGGCCCCGGATCAAGGGGCGTGCAAGCCGACCATTGACTGCAGTGGTCGTGCGACCTCTCACGGAAGAGGATCTAGCAAAGTTAAAAGTCGAACGAGGCGTTAAGCCTCCTGCCCTGCAGCAGATGCGGGATAGTCACCACTTTCTTGCAAGGTGCTTAGCTCTTGGAACGAGGCCAGCGGAGGCCTCTGCTGTTACGGGTTACAGCACGTCAAGGATCAGCATCCTCCTCGGCGATCCGACGTTCCAAGAGCTTCTTTCCTTCTACAGGGAGAACACGAACGAGAAATTCTTCAATATGAAGGCCCTCGCCGAGGATCGTATGTGGGCCAACCTGTTGAGTGCTGAGGCGAAGATCAACGCAGACTTTGAGGAGGATAAGGTCGGGTCGGCTACAGCGAATAAGATCGCAGTCGATCGCATGGATAGGCTTGGTCTTGGCCCGACTAGCAAGACAAGCAACGTCAGTGTTCTCGTAGATGCTTCTCAGCTTCAGGCGGTCAAGGATCGTCTATCAAAGCACCTCGAGAACAGAGACTTAGGGGCACTCGAGTTTCACCACCAACAAGGAGGTGAAATGGATGGAACGCTTCCCGAAGTGACCACTCTCGCGAGTGCCCCACCAGACCCAGCGCCCGTCAGTGAGTCTTCTCGTCCTCCTGATGCTACCGCTGGAGCCGGGCTGGAGAAGCCCAGGCTGGGGGTCCTTGATGACGACAGACGCTAACCTTCTAGCGTTCCTAGAAGATCCGCTGTTGGCCAAGGACCCCTTGGCATTCGTAGAGGCTGTATTCCCATGGAAAACGGACCTACTCCCGAACGAGGGACCAGAACTATGGCAAGCCTCAATCCTCAACAAAATACGATTGGGACTGCTCTCGCCCAACGAAGCTATCCGGGAGGCAATCGCATCAGGCCACGGGGTTGGCAAGAGCGCGCTCGTCTCGTGGATTATTATCTGGTCTATCTCGACGAAGAGGGACACTAGAGGTGTCGTCACAGCAAACACGGAAACGCAGCTCAAAACGAAAACGTGGGCTGAACTCGGGAAGTGGTTTAGGCTATTTATTGGGAAGCCGTTCTTCAAGCTCACAGCGACTGCGATATTTTCGGCCTTTGCGGAGCACGAGAGAACTTGGCGTATTGATATGGTTCCCTGGTCCGAACGAAACACTGAGGCATTTGCCGGCCTCCACAACCAAGGAAAGAGGATTATTGTCATATTTGATGAAGCCTCGGCAATACCGGACATTATCTGGGAAACGACTGAGGGCGCGCTGACCGACGAGAACACAGAAATCATTTGGCTAGTCTGCGGGAACCCGACAAGGAATACCGGAAGGTTCAAGGACTGTTTTAACCGCTTCCGCAACCGCTGGGGCATTACTCAGGTTGACTCTCGACAAGTCTCGTTCACCAACAAGGATCAAATCCGGGAGTGGGCGAATGACTATGGAGAGGACTCCGATTTCGTGCGAATTAGAGTGCGGGGTGTTTTTCCTCGACTTGGAACTATGCAATTTATCTCAAGTGAACTCGTCGAGGATGCAACGAGAAGGGAGATACTTGTACACATACATGATCCCCTCGTTATCGGGGTTGATGTTGCTCGATTTGGTGACGACGCGAGCGTTATCTACATTAGAAAAGGTCGAGATGGGAGATCAATTCCTCCAATTATCCTCAG